TTTTCTACCGCACCACTTAGAAAAATCCTCCGCAACGCAGCAAGTGGAATAGAAACACCAATAGAGGCGGTAAGCTGCTTTGTGGACGTCAAGTCAGGCAAAACCAGCTACTGCTCTAACAAAACCAGCTCAACTGAGGACTTCGTGGACGCGGTGGTCTCCTCAGCCACTATACCCCTCATAATGGACGCCAACCACTACACGGTTGACGGTGGTGTTAGAGAACAAACACCCCTCCAAGAAGCGCTAGACCGCGGCGCTACTGACGTTTATGTCGTGCTCTGCAACCCACTGCACGAAGATCCCGACCCGTGGAAACCTAAAGCTAAAGTATTCAAGTGGTTTGAAGTTCTCGAGCGCTGCGTGGACGACATCATGTGCCACGAGCTTTTCATCAATGATCTGAAGGCACTTCTGAAGAATAAACCGCCGGGCGTCACCTTCCATGTTTACGCTCCCGACAGGCTTTGGATGCGCACAGTAGAGTTTGATCCGGCGAAAATACGAGACGCGATAGCCGCGGGTAAAGTCGCTAAACCTATTCAAATCTAGGCAGTTACAGCTTGCCTATCGCAAGGTAGGTAGGCATGAGGTAAACTAGGGTTAATGATAACAGCCACGGTAGGGTACCCAGCCCCAATAGATCTACAGTTAGATGATGGGGCAACGGACAGATACCCGAGAGCATACGTATTCACCGATGCTGGGGTCTCTTTAGGAACCGTTGATCTAATTCACCAGGATAAGGGAGACTATACAGGGTTCTTTACCTTTTCTAGCGCCGGGTACTTTCTTGTACATTTTGTCACCTATCTAGATGCTGCGCGCACAATTGAAGACGTTGATTATACCCGTGACACCGATCTCTACAGGGCTACTATCACCACAGGGCTTTCTTGCGAGGATCTGGAAGCGATCGCCGATCATGTTTGGGATGAACCTGCTGAAGATCACATAACTCCAGGTTCTACGGGAGCCTACTTAGAAACCGCCACCCATCCTGAAATCAACCTAGATTGTGTGGATCTCTCTCAAATAGCTGATGCTGTATGGGAAGAAGCAAAAGCAGGGCACACTACTCCAGATACTTACGGATATTACTTAGATACTACGGTTTCATCCCGAGCTTCTGAAATTACCGCAGCAGCTATAAAAGCGAAAACCGACCTACTTACATTCACAGGAACAGACGTCCACGCTGCATTTAGTCCCACCACGCAACAAGACGTAGCAGATAAGGTGTGGGATACCGCCATGGCTTCGCATACGGTAGCGGGGAGCTTTGGTGCAAATGCTAATCTTATCGATGAGATTAAAACAGCTGTCGACCAGATTAATGTTGAGACAGACCCTACTCAAATAGCTGGCGCCGTGTGGGATGCAACAAGATTACTTCACACAAACGCGGGTTCATTTGGAGAAGCCAATCAAGGGGTTGTCTCAGTAGCGCGCGCCAATAATCTCGATAATCTAAACGCTACCATTTCAAGTAGGGCGGCAGCCGCTACCGCTGTGTCGAATACCGACCTGACACTTGCCCGAATACAGAACCTAGATAACCTAGATATCGCAGTGTCGACGCGTGCCTCACAAGTAAGTATGGCGCTAGGGTTTGCGGCTGGAGCCAAAGATGCAACCGTTGCAAAAGACAGCACTGTCGCAAAAGAATCCACTCTTATCGCAATGAACAGTACGTTGGTTAATATAGACAACGACACCACTCTATTAGAGTCCAGACTTACCGCTACGAGAGCTGCAAATCTCGATAAGTTAGATGTCAACGTTTCGACAAGGGCTACGCAAGCATCTGTCGACAATCTGTCGACAATCGTAGCTAAGGACGCAACCGTAGCTAAGGCTGCACAACTAGCCGCGCTTGACGCCAAGATCGGAACTCCCGTTACAACGGTATCTGGGGACATCGCAGCAATCAAAACTACAGTGGATGCGGTAAGTACTGCTGTGAACACCTCTGGTGTGATGGTTAAGCCATCAGAAAAAGCTGACATAGCTGACAGAGTTTGGGACGAGACGTTGAGCGATCATCTCGTTGCTGGCACTACTGGAGCTAAACTCGATTACCTCGATAACTCAACCGCAGTGCTTACGCCTGCAGATCTTAGCGCGATTGCAGACTCAGTATGGGACGAAAGCCTTGTAGGACACACGAGCTCGGGTTCTGCTGGCGCCAACCAGAACCTCATCGATGAAATAGCTAATGATACTGCTGCTCTGGAAACACGAATCACCGCAGCCCGCGCAACTAACTTAGACAACTTAGACGTAGCTGTGTCGACTAGAGAAAGCGAAGCAAGTGCTGCAACTCGTTCAAGCGCTAACTTCATCGAACATAATCAAACCCAGACCGACATAGCTAATCTGCAACTCACTACGAATAGCATCTCAACTAAAATCGGTAGTCCAATCACGTCTCTCTCTGGCGATATTGCGAGCGTTAAGGCTGATACGACAGCGATCAAAAGTAAAACGAATAATCTTCCTTCTGATCCAGCAAGCCAATCAGCAGTTGACTCTAGGTTTAACACCGTCGATGCCACGACTGTAGCGACGCTAAACAATACCACTTTAATCAAAGTAAAAACCGATAATCTTCCAGCTGATCCAGCGAGTGAGAGTTCAGTTGTAGCTATTCCAACTAATCCAGTTCTAGTCACAGATCCGCGCCTATCAAGACTCGACGTAAACGTATCTACAAGAGCCACACCTGCCGATCTCGCTAACCTCGCCACCAAGAACGACATTCTTCTGACCGAGGCTGCGATCATCGGTGGTATTGATATTGTCGACGCTAAGGTAGATCAATTACCGACCAACGCTGAACTAACTGCAGCACTAGCTCCGATCGCTAAAGAGATCACACTACAGCAAGTGAAAGCTATTGTAGAAGCAATCCAAATCGCGCAGCTAACCGCGGAGCAAGTTTGGACATACGTAACTAGATCACTCACTGAACCAGTCACAACCGATTTAGACCTAGCCCCACTTGCTAAGTCAACCGAGGTTAACGCGGCTAAAGCGGAAATACTCGATGCAATTCCTAAGCACGACATCGATATGACGACCGCGATTAACCCCGATACCGACGAAATTGAAGTACAGGTGTGGATGGACTTGGATAACGCTACCATTGAGGATCCATTTAACGCTTCTATCTCCGTGTTCGATGGACTCGGAGCTCTTATTTTCAGCTCTCCAGTTTCTACAGATCACACTCCACAAGGGGTGTTTAGATTTATCAGAGGCAACGCAAGCGCGCTGCTAAGCCGCAATAAAACTTATGTCGTTAGCGCCACGATTACTCACGGAACTGAAACCTTACAAAAACTTAAATCCTTCGTGGTGTTCTGATGCAAGCACTACGCGCTTATTCACACTCAGCCATTCCAATCTTCTTTTTCGAGCCCGCTGAAACGCAGCCCCAAGTAGGGGATCAGCCGCCGGTTGAAAAAGCTTTGGGGTTTCCTCCTGTGGGTGGTTTTATGGTGGAGTACTCCGGCGATGACCTCTCGCTTTTTGGAGTAAGCGTAGAGGAAGAAAAGGCGCAGGAAGTCCTGTTCGCCATCAATGTACTCCTACCAGAAGAGCCAGAAACAGTCGTGGCGACATCTGTTAAACGCACTCCAGAGCCTATGTATATTGTAGGTCACGGAGTTAGTAGAAGTCCAGAAGAGTCAAATATATTCGGCGCTGCGGTTGAAATGGATGCCAATTGGGAGTCAACTGGTATAATCTCTTTATACGTAGCTAAGTTACGAGAGGACGACGCGCCTCTCGGTCTTGGAGTTGAAATACATGAATAAATCATTTCTGCATGGTTTTGAAAAAACTGCCGCGGCGTCTCTGCCAAAGTGGCTACGTGAGCACCACAAGACAATCAATCCGCTCAAAACGCTAAAAAACTTTAGTGGTAAATCTATTCATAAAACCAAAGCCGGAAGGGAGCTGCGCAAATGACCAACAAAGTGCGCTGGCACGTTTTTGATGACGCCGACGTTGATAGCTTTAACGTCTATAGAGCCATCACTGGTCTAACAGTGACATTCCCAAACGCACTGCAGAGCGGTGATAAGCTAACATTCGCTGCAACTAGCCCGCAACAGCAGACCGTTACGCTGCGACCCGATGCACCCAGTATCGATACCGTACTAGCTGACATCAACTCACAAGCCAAAGGAATCGAAGCCTCTAAAAGCACCGATAATACTGAGCTGTTCATCCGCTGCACGGCTAAAACTAATCCCAAACTTAAGCTTTTTTCATGCTCGTTTCTAACTCACTTGGGAGAACAGCCAAGGATCATAGTGGCTAAACTCGAATGGTCCGTGGTCGGTAATGTACTTTTTGAAGAGGGTACATCTGCCTATGGGTTCGATGACGAGAATGGTGATCCGCTCGATTGGTATCATGTCACCTCAATAAAAGATTCTGTGGAATCAATCCCAAGCCAAGATCAACAAGCATTACTTGTGCCAGAAGATTTCTGCGTAGTTGAGGGGCGTATTGTCGACATCCAGAACAATCCTATTTCGGGAGCGGAAGTAAAAGCCTCTATTATGATTCCAGTCGGAACTTCAGATAATGCGGGCATCACAGTCCAATCTAAATCAATGGTTAGCGACAGTCTTGGTCGCTGGAACCTGCCAATTCTTCAAAAACAACAAGTACTTTTTGAAATTCCGGCAATCCGGTATAATCAAGTCGTAGAGATACCTGAGCAGCCATACATCTTGTTCAAGGATCTGAAACCACTAAACGATCACTACTTTGCGCCAGCGGGAGAGCCAGAAGGCGGAGTCTAATAAATGAGCTCAGATCCATCACAACCAAGCGGTAATGTAGATCCGAATCTCAGGATGTCCTACGAACGTGGTAGGACGCGCTACCCCTCGCCATTTTTTGACGTCTCTCAGCAATACATCCCGCCCACAGTTAAAGAGATGTTTAAGTGGGTATACTTCTACGCCACCAACAACTCATTTCTAGGACCAGCTCTTAATAAGATCGCCCGCTATCCGATCACAGATCTAATCATAGAAGACCACAACGCTAAGGTAGCTGATAACTGGAAAACCCTACTGAATAACACTCTTCAAATTAAGACCTTCGAGATGGAAGTAAATCTCGACCTCACTACTTACGGCAACGCTTTCGTTTCTATCAACTATCCGTTCTCTCGCTTCTTGGTGTGTCAGGGGTGCAAGCACCGTCACCCATGGAAAACAGTTTCTAAGCGAATAGAAAACCTCTCAATCAAAATTAAATGTCACAAATGCGGTTACAACGGGATCGCTAAGATTCATGATGTTCAGTATAAGTCCGCTGAAGGTGTGCGGCTTATAAGACTTAATCCAGAATTTATCGACATTAAGTATAACGACTCCACCGGCAGACATGTTTACCTATACTCAATACCGGATAAGCTAAAACGCATGATCATGTCGGGTGATTCCGACATCATCGAGGACACACCTGAAATCTATCTCGAGTCCATTAGACAAAAGAAAAAGATTAGGCTTAGCAATCAAAATGTTTTTCACCTCAAAAGACCATCCCTTGCCGGCAAAGACATGGGTTGGGGAATGCCGCTAATCGCTACAGCGCTGAAAGACTTGTTTCACTACTATACACTTCGTCGTGGACAAGAAGCTGTAATGTTGGAACACATCACTCCGTTTGATATTTTGTTCCCACAAGCTAACGGAAAATTCGACCCGTACGTTCATTCCGACCTCACTTCATGGAAAGCTGAAATTCAAAGACAAATCGCAGCTAAACGTAAAGATCCGAACTACAAAGCGGTTCTTCCATTCCCTGTGGGATTTGAACGAATCGGCGGTGATGGCAAAAATCTAATGCTCACTCCGGAGCTAGATTTTCTCGCCAAGACCATCATCGGAACTTGCGGTATTCCGCAAGAATTCGTGTACGGCGGTACAATGAACTGGTCCGGATCTTCCGTAGCACTTCGTACGCTCGAAAACGAATTTCTCCACCACCGCTCACAGCTACTTCAAATGATTATCTGGATAGTCGATCGTCTTAGAGTTTATCTTGATATTATGCCTCCCAAGTCAATCAAGTTCTCTGACTTCAAGATGGCTGATGATATGCAAAAACTTCAGCTGCTCTTCAACGCTGCCGATAAAGACAAACTCGACTGGGAAACGATCTTTAAAGAATTGGGCTACGACTACGAAGTGGTTAAGCGTAAGATCGAAGAGCAAAAGCTCTTTGAGGCGAAACTTACAGAGGTACAGTTGGTAAGGCAGGCGGAAGCTCAAGCCAAAGCTCAACAAGTCGCTTTAAGATATCAGCAAAAAGTTCAGGGCTCTGAACAGCCACAGACAGAACAAGAAGCCGCTCAGGAGTCCATACAAGAAACGACAATTCAAGCTTGGGCAAAACGCCTTGCTGCACAATCAGTAGAACAACAGCAGCAAGCACTAGCTAGACTAGAGCAGCAAGATCCGCAATTCGCTGCTAAGATCAAAGCAGCGCTAGCTGGGTTGTCACAAACACAACCAGCAACTTCTACCAAAACCACACAGAAACCAAAAGCTGGTGAACAGATAGATATGCGGCAAGCACCGGAGCAAAAACCTCCGCGCAGACAGGGAGGCATCTAATGCTACAAGAACCACAAAAAGGAGCGCTACCTGTAGCGCTTGAAGAAGCGTCTCACTTAGAGAAAAGCCCGGCGGTTCAAGGGTTTCTGGCTGGTTTGAAGGGAGCGCTATTCGGAGCTCCCGCAGCGGGGTTTATCCAAGCGGTTCGTGGTAAGGCTCCCATTCCAGCCGCCATTCTCGGTGGATTAGGCGCAGGTCTCGCAATGGGTCTAGCTAAGTATCTAAAACAAAACGTTGAGAACGTAGAAACCGAAAGCGATATTAGATGGCATGCTGCCCGTATCAAGCAAAGAGAGCCACTATTCTTCATGCCGCCAGCTCAACATATGGGATCGATCTTCTCTAAATTCCACTCTAGAGCGCATCTACCAGACGCAGAGAACTAATCCATGGCGTTTATTGAGCGAACCACTCGAGCGGTTAGACGGTTTAATATTAACGATGCCGAAGAGCTCGAGCAGTACAACAGCCTTATTCGAGACCCCAAGGTAAAGGTGATTAGAGACCAGGTACTGACTCAATCCGAAAGCCACTTTGAAGAGGGTTTTAGCACTACCACTACGAACCATATTGTACTAGTGGAGGTTGAGATATGTTCTTTGTAAGGGGATTCGCAAAGACTGCCGCTCCACTTGGCGACAACGCATTTATAGGAGATACGGGCGGTAAATCTGACATTGCAGACACCACCGCGACTCAACTAAAATGGGAAACTAGTTCAGGTGCGTCCCCCGAAAATATTGGCTATAATGAGCCAGAAGATCTTAACACACGTAAAAAGATTCGCAGTCTTTTTAGAAAACCACGGAGACTCGTCAGATGACTAACTTCGTCAATGGCTTTGAAAAAACAGCGGCTAAAGCTCAAGCGGCTTCTAAAGCAATGGACACAGCAAAGAAAATTTTGCATGGCGGTAAAGATGTTGCCGTGGCGTTTGGTAAGGGTGTTAAAAGTTCTGGCGGGCATACGGTTAGCGACGTGCTCAAGCTTAAAGGTCTTTATTCAACTCCCGCAGAAGCTATCAAGCGCTCTGGTGGCATTCATAAAGCACTAACTACAGTTCAGGGTCGCAAAGCACTTTCAGAAGCAGCTGGAAAAGTACTTCCACAAGCCGTAGCTGCTGGAGCTTACGGAGCTGGCGCTAAAAAACTTTACGATGCTACTCTTGGTTCTGATAATCAGAGTGCTGCATCTATGGGGTACTATCAATGAACTTCCTAAAATCGTTTAAAAAAGTGGCTATGGAAAAAGTGGCTGAGCCACCAATCCCAGGAACGGGGATGGACAAACTTTTGAAAGGGTTGCGTGGTACTTTTGGTGGGCAACCTAAACCCCCAAAAACCACGATGGTAACTCCACCACCGACAACGCCTAAGCCTTTAGCACCAGTTAAACCGCTGAGCTCATAACATGGCATTCATTAAGTCGTTTGAAAAAACCGCAGCCATTAAGCTCGCGCAAACCATTAATGAACGTATTGGGAATCCCTTCGGAAAAGTCACTCCGAAAACTCCGCCTCCACCACCAGCGGCACCAGCCAATGTTGGGCAGGGTAAAACGATCGGTCAGATGATTGGTTTTCCTGGCTAAGCTACCCGGAAATTCCGGATAGCTAAAAACAAAACGTAGTGATCAGCTACGTTTTGTTTTATTGCACGGGTCATTTTCGCTTTCTTTTTAATTTCGCAAGATTAATCCTTTCGATGAACTTGCGGTGTTTCTTATTGTAGTGCGATTTTAAACGTCCCTCATCGCGGTAGGTTTTTCCGCAATGTTCGCAAATGAACTCTCCCTTCGGATAGGCGTTATCTACTGTGCTCCAATCCAGTTCGTATTTAGCGTGATGTAGCTGGATTATCTTTTTATATTGTTCAATGGTGCTATCGATGGCTTCCTTGTTGTTTTTAGCGAACTCCATGTAGTCTGGGCAATCTTTCTTACAAACTCCTTTAGCTCTAAGAACAGTGCAAACTCTGCTGTCCTTGATATGCGCAAAAAGCGCGCAGTGAATACTTCTATAGGGAATACCTTTTTTAATTACGGCTTTTCTATTAAAGTCCTTAATCTCTCCCTGCTTCTTACGTAGTTTCATACCTTCTGCACCCCGCGCAGTTATCACCAAGGAGCGACATTATGCGGAGAGGAACCATTATTTCCATAAGCTACGTGCTGAAATGGGTCGTTCCTAGTGCCAGAGCCACCTAGCGCACTATATTGCTGCTGTGGGGTCTGCTGCTGAATACTCGCGCTCTTACCTGCGTATAAAACTCCTCCGGTCGAGATCTCCAGCGCCGGCTTTCCCTTCTTTACTAGTGAGTCCATGATAGAATTCATAATCATAGCGCACAGCTCAACTATAAACTTAAACACCGCAAGCTCGATCGCTCTAATTACAAACTCAACCAGCATTGATTTCAACCTGGTGGCGATCTCGCGTAGCTTGCCGAGCCAAGCGTGATCTTTCCGCTTCTTAGCCAGCTTCACTTGAGACTGGATCTTAAAAGCAGCTTTTAGCATGTCTTTTGCTTCTCCCAGCATCTCCTCCTTGCTTTCTGACTGCTCATCCGCCCCTCCAAAATCAAATGGATTTACCACTGCCGAACTAGTCATAAGTACAGCTCCTTGTTATGGGTTGTTGGTTAAGGTAAACTCATACCGAATGGTTTCACCTATTAAACTTATATCGTTAACTCAACTATTTTTGCCCTCCGGTTGGTAAGACATGAGAACATTTCACGGCTCCGCGCAATTCGATGCATTGAAAACTACTGTTACTGATGCGTACAAAAAACTATTTCCAGTTTATGCCAAGGGGCAGGAAGGCAAGAGTCCGTCACTCCACTTAAAGAATATTTGGGTAGATGATGCAGAGCTGGATCCCAACAACTTTACAGATCAGAAAAAAACTAAGCTCGCAGGAAGAACTTGGGGAGCTCCCGTATTTGCGGACATCGAATTGAAAGACCCCTCAGGTCATGTCATTGACAAACTAGATAAAATTCGCATCTCAACCATTCCAAGGCTAACCCCGCGTGGCTCCTACTTGGTGCAAGGTAGTGAATATCAGATAGCCAATCAGTTCCGCAGAAAGGCGGGCGTGTACGTTCTACCCATGGCTACTGGGGATCAGTTCAAGGCGGTGTTCAACGTTCTGGGAGAAGGCTCACGCAACTTTGAAGTACACCTTGATCCTAAGTCCAATAAGTACGCACTAAAGGTAGGGCAGGGGTTCATGCCCCTCTACCCGTTCTTAAACGCGCTCGGTGCAAAAGACGATGACCTGAAAAAAGCTTGGGGTGAAGAGGTGTTCGCAGCCAATAAAGTTGACCCCAATAAGCACGTACAGAAATTGGCTGAAAAACTTACGCGAGTAAAGACAGACAACAAACAGACAGCCATCGAAGCGCTCCATAACTTCGGCAAAGCAGCGAAGCTAGATCCCTCTATTACCGAGCTAACTCTTGGTAAAAGTTACGCGCAGCTCGATCAGCACGCGATAATCGCAGCCAGCAAAAAACTAAAGGACGTTTACCACGGCGTAGTCGAACACGATGATCCCGAGAACATCCTCTTTAAAGAAGTTCTATCAGTTGAAGACATGCTTCACGATAAGCTTACCAGTAAAACCCAAACTGATGCTCTTAAGTATTCGCTATCCAGAAAGCTCGGAAAGCGCACTAAAATCAAAGACATCGTAGACTTCAGACGTCTGGCTGGTCCTGTGGAATCTTTCTTCACCTCAGACACCAGAAGCAGTACCCCAGAGCAGTACAACCCTATCCACATGCTCTCAGAAAGTCAGAAAGTTACCCTGCGCGGTACTGGTGGCATTACTGACCCACACACCATCACAAGTAGTGTGCGCGAAGTTCATCCATCTCACGTAGGATTCGTGGATCCGGTGCATACCCCCGAAGGTGAGAACATCGGCGTCACCATGCACCTAGCCGCTGGAGCAGTTAAAGACGGTCGCGCAATCAGAACTCCTGCAGTAAATGTACGCACTGGTAAAGAGGAACTCCTTACCCCTAAAGAACTGTACACGAAGGTAGTGGCATTCCCAGATGAAGCTAATATCTCAGATAAGGGTGTGCAGTTCAAAAATAAGCTAGTCAAAGCGCAGCGTCTTGGAAAGATGTTAGAAGCCGAGCAACACAGCGTGGACTACGTGATTCCGTCGCATACGACGATGTTCAGCTACGCTACGAATCTCGTGCCGTTCCTTCACAGCGATCAAGGTAATCGTATCGCCATGGCTGCAAAACACTTGAGCCAAGCAATCCCACTAGTCGATCGTGATGCGCCAAACGTTCAAACTGAGGTTGCACCTGGAAAGAGTTTTCACGAGGTGATTGGTAGGCAGTTCGCGGTCCACGCCCCTGAAGACGGAGTAGTAACTAAAGTTACGTCTGACTTCATCGAGGTCGGTAAACATAAAATTCACCTCTATAATGATTTTCCGCTAAGACAAAAAACGCTCCTTCACCACGAACCGCTAGTTAAAGTGGGAGATAAAGTTAAGAAGGGTCAGCTCATCGCAGACTCCAACTTTACAAAAAATGGTACGCTTGCCCTCGGTAAGAACTTGAAAGTCGCTTACCTCCCGTATCCGGGTCTAACTTTCGACGACGGTATTGTCATCACCGAAAGTGCGGCTAAAAAACTTTCAACTGTCCAGGTGTACAAGCACGCGTTTGAAGTTGAGCCGGGAGCCAAGAAAACTGACCTCCGCATGTACTCGGCTTACTTCCCGAACGTCATTGGAAAAGATCTGCATAAAAAGTTTGACGTTGACGGTGTCATTAAAAAAGGTGCTGTCGTAAACCCTGGGGAACTCGTAATCGCTGGTTTGAAGTATGATCTAGCCAATCCTGAACTCGCTACACTAAAGCGCATTAATAAATCCCTCGCACGTCCATGGTCAAACGCAGGACAACACTATTCGGGTGAATTCCCAGGAGTAGTGACAGATGTAGTTAAGCGTGCAGATACTGTAGAAGTCTATATTAAAGCCGTCGAGCCAGCCAGAGAATCGGACAAACTATCGGGCGTTCACGGCAATAAAGGCGTCATTACTAAAGTGATTCTCGATAGTGAAGCGCCAAGAACTAAAGACGGAAAAATACCCGACGTTATCTTGAATCCTCACGGGATCATCGGTCGTATTAACGCCGGACAAATATTTGAGTCCGCCGCAGGAAAAATTGCCGAGAAGACCGGAAAAACTTACGTGGTGAAAAACTTTAACGGTAAGAACACCGGTAAGGAAATTCTGAAAGAACTTGAGGCTCATAATATCGATGACATGGAAGAAATGTTTCTTCCTAATGGAAAATCGATGGGCAAAGTTCACATCGGTAATCCCTATATTCTCAGACTCTCCAAAACAGGTAAGACTGGCTTCTCTGCCAGAATGCCTGGCAGCGGTTATGACCCGAACCAGCAACCTACTAAAGGTGGTGAAGAAGGCTCTAAAGCTCTCGACCTGCTCACATTCTATTCGATGCTTTCTCACGGTGCTAAAAAAAACCTTGCAGACGCTCACCAGAAATCAGAAAAAAATGACGAGTACTGGCATGCAATTGAAATGGGAAAACCACTTCCAGCTCCACGACAAACCTACGCGTTCAACAAGTTCATCTCTCTGTTGCACGGTGCCGGCGTTAATACTGTTAAACAAGGTAATAACGTCATTCTCGCACCGCTAACAGATGGTGCTGTTAAAAGACTTAGTCACGGTGAAATTAAAGAACCAGAGTTTCTTCATGGAAAAGACTTAAAAGAAAAGAAGGGTGGCTTTTTCGACCCTGCGCTTACTGGTGGTAAAGCCGGCAAGAACTACACCCACATCGAGCTGAAGGAGTATCTGCCAAATCCAGTGTTTGAGCGCCCAATCAGATCACTCTTAAATTTAACCGCTGCCGATTACGCTGATATAGTGAGTGGCACTAAACATGTTAGTACTGAGGGTAAAGTCCTGACCACTTCCGCTAAAGGGACTCTTACTGGAGGCAACGCTATCCAGCATCTTCTATCAAAGATAGACGTAGATAAAGAAATAGAAGCTACCACCAAAAAGCTTCCTTCTATGCGAGAAGGAAACGATCTTAACCAGTTGAGCAGAAAACTTCGGTATCTGCACGCGCTTAAGGAGCTCGATCTTAAACCTCAAGACGCGTATGTTAGAAAACTAATTCCCGTTGTTCCGCCTGAATTCCGACCCATTTATGAAACGGCTAAACGTGGTTTGCAGGTGGCGCCAGTAAATGTTCTCTACCAGAACGTTGGTATCCTAAACAAGTCTCAAGATCTCCCCGTAATGTCTTTACTCGAAGATTCTGAGAAGAAGGACTTACGTACCGAGCTTTACCACTCGACTAAGACACTCGCTGGTCTCGAAGAGATCATGCGCACAAAAGAACAGCCAATAAGAGGTTTCCTATCGCAGATCACTGGTGACACACCCAAAACCAGTTTCTTCCTCAACAAGGTCATCAATAAACGACAAGACCTAGTAGGTCGCGGCGTTATTACAGCATCTCCTGATCTCCACATCGATCAGCTAGGTATACCCGAGAAGATGGCTTGGAAAATTTTTCATCCATTTATCATTAGAGAGTTCACTTCATCCGGTATTACTCCAGACATCGCGAGAAAAGAAATCGAAGAGAAAACTCCCCGAGCGAAACAGTTCCTTCAGACTGCGATGGACAAGAGAACCGTTCTAATGAATCGCGCGCCGTCACTACACAAATTCTCTATAATGGCGTTCAAGCCGACCATCACTGATGGACTTGCTATTAAAGTGCCCCCGCTAGTTCTAAAGGGGTTTGGCGGAGACTTTGACGGAGATTTTCAACAAAATCGCGTACTTGTTCATCTCACAGAAAAAGTTTTGCTTGAGATTGAGGAGGTACTTGGGCATAGTTACGCCAAGGAGCGCGATGTGACCGCCAGATATAAAGAATCAGTGGTGTTAAAGAAGGGCGAAAAAGTTCTCGCTATCGATCTACAAGATTTTCCTGTCGGAGCGCTGGTAGCGACTCGTGAAGCCTCGAAAGGGCAAATAGATCTCTATGAAGCTATTCCTGGTACAAACGTTATTGCGTACGATGAGCAGAGCGGACGAATCGAGTTAAAGCCGGTGACCTATTGGTCCAAGCACTACGACCGCGAAGTAGAAATCGTTACTTTAGTGTCAGGGCGTCAAATCGTAACTGATGACGACCCCAGAGCCGTGTATGGAATTCCAGCAGGATTTCTGTCACCTGCTAGGTTTACACCAGAACACGCCGTAGCTAAAACTGTATTAGTACCGCGTGCTATAAACATTAACCCCGTTGAGTCTATCGTAACCACGTATGTAGATCTCGAGACCGAGGAAGGGGACCTACTAGCTTTACCGCTCAACGAAAATCTTGGCTACCTGATAGGAGCCGCCGCAGGAGATGGCTGGAGTGACGACAGGCACTTCTGTCTGGCGTCAATTACTCCCGAAATTCCGGCTAAAGTTTTTGCCGCTCTAAAAGATCTCGGGCTAGTTAAACCGGACAGTAAATTCTATAAGTCGGATCGTAAACAGGCTGGGCTGGGGGACGTTAGCTCCAAGTATTCGTGTGGCGGAGCTAGACTAGCCAAGTTCATTAAGCACAGCATCGGGCATCGAGCGAAGAATAAGCACTTACCCGAGTACTTTCTGGGTGCGAGCAGAGAGTTTAGAGAAGGGTTATTTGCTGGTTTGATGGACACGGATGGGTCAATCTCGGTATCGAACGCAAAAGATAAAGTTTCACCGCAGTTGATGGCTAACTACAGCACTAATAGCCTTCGTTTAGCGAGAGAAATCCAGCTTCTCGCGCGAACGCTGGGGATTAGAGCTAGCATTACTGCGTCCAAAACTCCTGCGGGTAATCCATGTTGGATGATGAGCTTTTCAAACGTAGACATCAAACAGTGGGATGGTAAGAGTATGCAACATCCCGGAAAACTAGCCAAGCTCGCTAGTATCCAAGAGATAAAGAAAACCGCCTCCACAGCTAAACTCGATATCATACCCATCACCAAAGTGTTGGCTACGTTTATCGCTAAAACATTAGGAGCTCCAAGAACCGCTCCAACCGAACACAAAAGACTCTACGGAATTGCTAATCAGGCTGCTAAAGATGGATTCGTTTCAAGGCAGTCCATCGATGCTGTCATTGAAAAGATTTCACGCAAAGTCGTAGCCTCCCATCCCGACGGTCAAAGGTGGCTGGCACTACTAGACAATCGCGATGTCACGTGGGATCGCTGCGTATCTTTCGAGCGTACGGGTATCAAAGAAACCGGCTACGATCTCACAGTGCCAGGACACGAAACTTTCATGGCTGTCGACGGTGTCATCCTCTCTAACACAAGCACCATCCACGTGCCGACAAGCGACGAAGCCGTACGAGAATCTTTCAAGATGCTCCCTTCACAAAATCTGTTTAAGCCCGGGACCGGGGAGTTGATGATTCAACCATCGCAAGAAAACGCGATCGGTCTTTATTTCCTTTCTCAGTCAAAGGAAGGGCGCGCCAGAATAAATGCGCTACTTCCCAAAGACCACCACATCTCAGCAGCTCTTGATAAGAAGGGGCTGGGTAGTCTCTTCAACAGTCTAGCTAAAACTCACACCAGACAATACGCCGACATTGTCCACAAACTTAAACAACTCGGCGATTCGGAAACCTACGCCAGAGGCTTTTCAGTTGGTGTAAAAGACGTGGTTACCAGCACTGCGACAAGAGATAAGATTTTCGACATAGCAGAAAAGAAAGTGGCAGCACTCAAAAAAGCTAAGAAGCCGGGTCTAGAACTAGATCACGAGATCGCAGGTATCTACACTTCAGCTGCTAAAGAGGCGTACGAACATACTAAACAAGATCTGAAGAAAAGCGATAATGCGTTCTACCATATGGTCACCTCAGGAGCGCGTGGTAAGGACTCACAGCTACAACAGCTAGTCACTGCTCCAGGCATCGTGACCGACGCTAAAGATCGCCCAGTACCGATCCCACTAAAGCGTTCTTATGCCGAGGGTATTTCTACAAGTGATTACTTCGTTTCCTCTTACGGCGTTCGTAAGGGTATGATAGATAAATCACTTCAGACTTCGCAGCCCGGCGCCATGAACAAAAATATCATGGCGAATACCGTGGACAATATCATCACATCTCAAGACTGTGGAGTACGAAAGGGTATTGAACTACCGATCTCGAGTCACGATGTTAACAACCGTTTCCTTGCTTCAGATCAGCACGGCTTCAAACGTAACACCCTAGTTACACCGCAGCTAATCTCGAACCTCACCAAACGTGGAGTACGAACAGTACAGGTAAGAACTCCTCTGGAATGCATCGCTCCTAAAGGAACTTGCGCACACTGTTTCGGTCTTGATGAGCACGGTAAGGCCCCAGAACTCGGCGACAATATTGGCGCAAAAGCTGGTCAGGCACTATCCGAGCCTCTTACCCAATCCAGCATGAAAACCTTCCATACTGGCGGCGTAGCTGGTGAAGTTTCTATGCTCGGTGGATTTCCGCGCATTAAGCAGCTTCTCACAATGCCTAAGTATGTTGCTGGCGAAGCTCCACTAGCAAAGTTAGACGGCAAAGTGACGCAGATTAAAACTACCACCAATGGTGCGCATGTAGTTATTGCGCCTCTCAGTAAAGAAGGAAAGCCTGAGATTCACCCGCTTCCACCCAACAGAAAAATAAAAGTTAAACTGGGGGATAAAGTGCAGGCGGGGGATCCTCTCACCCACGGGGTTCTTAACCCACAGGAAATCCTCAAGTACCGCGGAATGAAAGCCGCACAAAATTACGTGGTGGATGAGCTAAAGAAAACTTACGACGAGATTTCGGGTGTCGGTAGGATGGAGCGAAGAGCCATCGAGACGCTTGTAAGATCGTTCGGCAACTACACAAAAGTTAAAAGCGCTCCTAAGCAGGCTGACTTTAAACCAGGCGATATCATACCGTTCACTGTTGCAAATCACTACAACGAGACCCGTGCAGAGACTTTACCAACCGCCGACTCAATGGGGTATAAACTCAGGTCTAGCGTTGGTAAACTCCCCCAATTCCATGAGATCGGGCACAAGGATATCGAATATTTGCACGGGCTGGGCTACAATAAAGTGGACGTCGTAAAGGATCCCCTAATCCACACCCCGATAATGAAGGGCGTGGAAAGGCTCCCTAAAGAAAAGAAAGATTGGCTAGCTCAGCTTGGATACCAGCACATTAAGGACACATTATCCGAAGGTGCTGCGGAGGCTTGGAAATCAAGTCTTCAGGGCGAGCATCCAATCCCTGCTTACGCATTTGGCGCCACGTTCGGTCAGAAAAAGGAGCACTACTAATGTTTAACTCAGGATTTGAAAAAACAGCACTTCAAGCCAAATTCATCGGTAAGGGTCTAGGTTATTCTGCTAAGGGAGCTCGCGCAGTGGGTCAGCACTTGAAACGCGTAGCTGCGGGTAAGACTGAGCTGCAGAAAAGTATCCGCGCCGGTAAAGAAGAAGTCATGCGCGCAGGCAAGAGTGAGCCTGGCGAGAAACTACTTCAGAAACATATCGAAAAATTCACCTCTGGCAAAAAACCACATGAGAAGCTAATTCCTGGTGAAACAAAACGGAAGCTTCAAACTGTGCGCGGTCAGAAAGAATTTAAAGAAGCTTTTAGAGAAAAAGCTAAGCAGCGTCTAGAGAAGATGGAAGAGTCCAAGCCAACGTTCATGCATAAACACCCACTACTTACGGCTGGCGGTGCAGTGCTTGCCTACAAGTCGCTCTTTGGCGAAAAAGATTCTGAACAAAAACAATTTCCATCCATCACCTACCCACAGCAGTACTAAATGAGCTTCTCTTCAGGATTTATTAAGACTGCGGAGTTCTCCAACTACGACGTCATAGAGGGCGCTGCCCCCAATTCAGGTCTCGGGTACGATCCGAGACTTCATGCGGGATCAGTAGAGATGGATACTCAAATAGCTAAAAAAAGCTCCCCGAAGGGAACCGCGGCAAAGCGCCGCCAACTATCAAACAAAGAGAGCACCAAATAAATAGTGCTCATCCGTGTTTGAAGAGCGGTACGGTTACCGTTGTACGTTGGTTTGCTTGATGAAAGAGAACGTTATCCAGTAATACTACCTGAACTTTATACGATCTCCGCCACCAATCAAACTTAAGCAAAGTGGCGACGCAACGTCGATCAGCATGTTCAATTCAACTCATCATGAGTTCCGTATAAGTCCCTCGTGCGCTAGGTACAAGCAATTACCAATAAAGATTTAACTGAATAAATCTTTCTTCTACTATACTTATACCCTAAAAACTCACGCTCTTGCCTAGCTGCTCTTTGCGTACTTTAACCCGTAAATCCAGCTCTTTTTTGTATCGCTTCGTATCTAGCGGAATGTCGGTTGGAGAGGCGTGTTCGTCGCAAAATAGATGCCCCCAACTATTGATATTGGCAGCTTCCTTATCACACTGCTCGTATCTGGTTCCTTTTGAATACTCACATTCACAGCGCATGCTTAGCTCCTAAAGATAAAAGAATGAGCGCGATACTTCCGCGCTCACCCCTCAATTACACAGCCGTTATTCAAAATGGAATGTCGACGGCATTGTAGTCGTCCGTATTACTTCCTGGACCGTTTGACTGATTACTCTGCGGAGCACCCTGCGACTGACCCTGCGGAGCAGAGCCGATGAACTGCACAACTGAAGCCACAATTTCAGTTGTGTACTTGGTCTGCCCTTCTTTGTCCTGCCACGACCTGGTTTGAAGTTTTCCCTCTACGTAGGCTTCACGACCTTTGGCTAGGTATTTACAACAGTTTTCAGCAAGCTTACCCCAAACAACAATACGATGCCATTCAGTGCGGTCCTGCTTTTGACCATTCTTATCCACCCAACTTTCATTAGTAGCGACACTAAAATTAGCAACTGCAGATCCTCCTTGCGTATTGCTAGCTTTAGGATCCTGACCAAGTCTGCCTACAAGAATGACTTTATTAACCGACATTTGAGTTACCTTTCATTTCGTTACTACTCGGACCACCCGAGTAGGATCATTTTTTAGATTTACCATCGACTATACCTAAATAGCCAACGGTAGCCCCAATAACTAGTGCTGCTGTAATACTGAGCGGAATGCCCAACACCGCAGAAACACCCACTATAACACAACCAGTCATAACTATATTATTAGCTTTGCCTCGTCGTGCTTCACAGTTAGATTTGTTTTTCATGAATCTAACTCCCCAGTCTCCCTTATATCGGCATATCCTGATTTTATGCCAAACAACAATGTTGGTACAATAACGTTATGGCTAGAGAACTTAGTATTTACGAAGGTACGCTCGATGGCAGAAATGGACTTACCTGCCTGGGAAGAATCACAAACGTAGACGCTGACGCTCGTAGATGTCGCGTTAAGACTATCGGTCTTAAGGGTGCTACTGACGACTTAGATTTGTACAACGTTCAGTGGGTGTCTCTCACCGCACACGACCAAGGCGATGAGTGCACGTTTATCCCAAGAGCAGGGCAGTACGGAGTTGTGCTGTTCATAAACTCTGAGCCGTACATTACGGGCTTCTTTTCTACTCTACCCGCCGAACCCGGCGTAGTTAACTCCAATAAAGTGAAGCTAAAACCCGGTGACTGGATCGTCAAAACTATCGGTGAGAACAGAATAATCGTTAGAGGCGGTGGTTCTATTGAAGTCGAATCTAGTAAGATGTGCCACACTTACTGGCTTCCAGCTAGAAACCTAATCAGCAGCGTATGCAAGGAATATGAATTAGAGTGCGACGGAGGGTTCTTCTTCTGGACTCGAGATAAAAAGACAGACGCAACCAAACTCGAATTCTTCGCTTACAACTCACTTAAACCTACCAATGCTTGCTCTGTTCAAATGGGTACCGGAGTAGGCGGAGAACTGCTTCGCGTTATCGCCGGCTCATGTGACGGAAAACCAGATATTCAAAACTCAGTGTTCAAACTACTGGTGCAGCCCACGGGAGACACCACTTTAGACGTCGGCAATGGTAAAGCGACGCTTTCGATTAAAGGCGCGACAGGTGATACGTCTCTGGTCACAAAAGGTAAACTAACCATCACTACCACTGGGGATGCAGCGCTAACCTCCGCAGGAGCTTTGAAGCAAGTCGGAAAGACTGCTAGCGTTGAGGGTACCACCTCAGCGCAACTAAAGAGCAACAAGGTAGCCATTGGTAATAGCGGAACGGAGCTTCTAGATCAGATCGTGACAGCACTTAAAGCCATCGGGATGCTCACTCCACCAACCGCTGTAGGACCTACCGCCCCATTTCAATCCGCACCTCAGTGGTCACAAGTTCAGGCTGCTATAGGTAAGATCGAAAGCATCAAGGGTTCCATCTCATGAGTCTTGATCCTCTATCCGACTGGAAGGCAGCTATTGACGCACTACCTGCAGCAAATTCCACCCCAGCTGGAACTCTCAACCTAGCTAATGCAATCTCGGAACTGGAAGATAAAGTGCAAGCCGGTTCAAAGGGTAGTCCTGGTATTCTAACTACAAACTCCTCCCTCTTCGCTGCAGGACTGGCGGCTATGGCGCCAACATCTGGTACTGGTTGGGTAGATACGATCGTAAGCGCATGGCAAGCCGCGCTTACCGCTAGCTCCATCACCCCTAGTACTGTTAATGATCCTACCACATGGGTAGCCTCATCAACCGATACTTTAACCCTAGCAGTCGTACCAGCTACTATCACTACTCTGAGCAGTGCCGTCAGCGAGCTGAGGTCCGAACTAATGGAATTGGCTGCGTCTTTTCAAGGGGGTGGAGATCCAGCCATACAGCAGAACGCCACCGAAAAATTTGCGGGAGCCTTCCGTAAAGCAGTGTTAAAATTCAAGTTTAATTGCATTGGTCTGGTGGTAGCTACTCCGCCGACTCCACTACTAGTAGCCATTGACGCGAAATAAACGTCTATTTATTCAAATACAATAGTAGGATATTATTGGGTAGACATCACACGATGAGGAGACAACCAAATGCCAGGTCTTGAGAACCTTTTTGCCGCCGAACCCAAACTTCCTTCAGTTCAAACGCTTAAGATGCCAGAGAATCCTCAAGAATGGGCAGAAGCCATAACGGTCGCTGCCAGAGAACGCTATCCTGATTTAGCTCATCTACCACTTGTCATTGAATTCCGTAAAAAAGACGAGCAAGCCGGCACCGCGGTAGGGGCTATTCACGTTACAAGCGACGACGATAAAAAAACAATCTTTCTCCCGATCGTCATTAAAAAGTTTGAACTATCACCTCTCGACGTATGGATGGAAAAAGACACCCAAGCCATTCACCCCATTAAGCCGGATACTTTTAAAAAGGCGTTCTTTAATCCGTCTTCAGCTAAAGGACTCGATGTCCGCCCTACAGATGTAGCCGGTCAGTACTTCAACGACCCCTCCACTTGGAGTTCCAACTATCCACCACTCCAAGGTCGATACAGCTACGCTTCTGCTGGTTATCCAATTCTTGATAGCATTAGCGACACCATCCGAGAAAAAGAGCTGAAAGAGTTTCGTGAAACCCTGCAAAAAAATGCCTTCGTTCTAGCTAAATTTAAACGCGGTCCTCACTACGAAGTAATTCAAAAGCTAGCGGCTAAAATTCCTACTAAGGATCCCGACTACGTAGCTTCTGCCACTAAGCTTATTCCGGTGGGAGCGGCTAGCATTAAACGTGAGGGTAAAGATAAGTATTCGGTCCTTTCCATGGCAGACCAAATGTTTGATCTCGCTGCTAGTGAATATCTGGACGAGTATAACTGCCGTAACTGGCTTTCAAAAATTACTGCCTTTTGTAAAGACTCTATCCACGACCTTCCACAACAAGGAGAAAAACTCCTTGTAACGAAACCGGCTCCGAAAGGAACCGTTTATCTATTTGATCAGACAAAATACTCCCCGGTCAGCGCTGACGAGTTCGCAGCATACGTAGTAAAGACTAAAACCGGTGTTCAGTCACACGGCGTAGTTTTCCCAAACGTGGTTGAGTTCAACGGTGATAAGGCTCCTGTAAAACTTTTCGTCAGTCAGTCACACTGCAGTTTCCAGACAAACATCGCCGGAGAAAAGAAACCAGATAGCGAAATGATGGCTAAAGTTCTTAAGCCATCCGCCGCTAGAGTGGGGCAGACCGGAACATTCGTATTTATTGACGATGGTCAGGCAATCGCCACCGTCCCTGTCACAATCAAGGCGATCGAAGAATACGGTCAAGCCCGTATTACCGCAATCAAACTGGATGGCACAAAAATCAAAATTAGCCGCGGCTATTCCGACGATCCTCCAAAGATGACAGAAGCGTTGCCGTGTACTAAACCTGCTAAGACTAAAGATAAATTCCTAGATGTTCACTCTATGATCGAGGATCGTCCTAAAGAATATACTATTCCAAGATCAATGATCTGGATTCCTATGGAAGGTTTCCAGGAAGTTTCTAGCTCTCCAAAAGAATGGATGCAGAAAGAGGCTGCTAAGGTATCTCACGATCCGTTTAACATTCGCTATACAGGCATTGTTTATGAAGCCTATGGTAGTGATATCGAAAAACGCGCTTTCAGCGAAAGAGAGCTGAAAGTAACCCTAGCCAACAAAGGCGCAGACGCAGAGATGATCGACTCTGTTATCAAAGTTGCGAGGGCTAAAGGTAAATGTTGTGTTCACGGTCTTCGACAGCTTAAGAAAAAAGCTGACATTATTAAAGTTGCAACAGATGCCTCCGCACGCTTAGAGAAAGCCTGCGCAGAGCTGAAGAGAGACTTAGTCAAGTTCGCGGCGGAAGTCGGCGACTCATCAATGACAGTTGATGCCATGTTGTCACTTAACTTTGTAAACCCCGAGAACTTGGCTAAGTTCGTTTCCTACAAGCCTGTGTTTGAGAAAGTCGCTGACTACCTGGCGGAGCTCTTGATGGCGGCAAGACTGGGTATTAAAGACATGTCCGAGAGTGCGCTAGTAACTGCGATCGCTCGTATTCAAGAAGTAATCGATGGTCTAGCTAAAGTTCAAACAAGCCTTAGCGGATCAGGAGAAAAGGTTTAATTAATGTTTACGCTAGGACTAGAGAAAACTTCAAAAGTGCTTTCAGCTAAAGGTAGAAAGCATATTAAAGAAGAAAACTTTGCGCTTCCAGGAAGACGATATCCAATTCACGATGCGGCTCACGCTCGCAATGCTCTAGCTCGAGTCGCTCAGCACGGTACTCCTGAGGAGCAAGCGATCGTAAAAAGAAAAGTGGAAGCAAAGTTCCCTAGTATTGGCGACAAAAGCTGATAGTGGAGTCAAGAGAATTCGTTGACTTCCCGTTACTCCTGGCTCAATACTTTAGGTATGGGTGTACCTTTCCACCGATATCTGACGTGGCTATGCTTTAAAGAGCTAGAAGATGAACAGATCCGCTCTTTTTTTGAAAATTTTACCATCCCATGCCCATCCAAATCAATGATTGAAGAGTACCGCACAAAGGCTGAGGGAATTCTTGTATCCTCTGCTACTAGGCGGCGTGTTAAAGCACTAAAGTACGATGCTTCTGACGCACTGATACTAGAGAAGTTTGGGCTTGGTGAGACGTATAAAAGGGATGTGGGCGGCATAGCTGGCGAACCTAAGCTTAAGGCAGCTTGGGATGAGGTGTTCAGTGTTCTTGAAAACCCCCTAACTAGAGTAGCGATGGACTGTGCTTTTTTATGCAGATACTCTCCTGAGGATCTGTCGCAGATACTACCTGAGATGCTAGGAACGAGCTGCACGTCTGCTGGAGTGGCACTCTACCGGAAGTACTTCTTCGATTACTCTTCGATGAGTAGAAGCGACTGGAAGGACTTTCTAGCCCTCACTGAGGACGTGCCCTACGTACACGTTAGGTATTACACGGCGCTTACAAAGCCTAAGGAAGAGACTCTGTTCCTGGTGGGGATACCAACTAAGCCCGACTTCTCACGGTTCTTAAAGAACGTGCTAGCTACCGCGGATTTTAAATTTAAGTACTACTCCAGGCTATCATCTCCGGATAGTGACGCTCAGGCTAAGACTTGGGCTAAGGTTGGGTTTGAGGCTGGGGTTAGATATGAGAAGGTGTCGACTGGCGACGTGACTGACTTCTCGTCGGCGGTGCAGACTGAGTTCGATATGCTTGACCCCACGTTCCAGACGATCGATAACGACCTTCTTAGCCAAGTGAAGACGCAAGCATCGGTGGAAGAAAAGCCTACGTCCGCCCCTGCGTTACCTGCCGAACAGACCTATAATATGAACGACGTTTGAGCAAACCGCTCGGGTATTGTTCTTTCAGTTTTATGCAAGAGCGACCCCGTTTTATGCAAGCTATTCCAAGAATTGACGCGGTGCTCAGGTCATTCGTAGAAAAAGCCACTGTCAATTCTTTGACAAAGTTTTGAGATTTTGTCAAAACTTTGACTAACGCACTGTTTCGTATTTGTGCATGCATGCGAAATGACGCGCCCTCTCTGGAACGAGCAGGTGCGTTAGTGTAGCGTAATTTCAAGTGAATTTTATGACGCGGTGTTTCGTATTACTATTCCATTCCTATAAGTAAGGTCTTATAGGGATAAAAAATTTTAATGGGGCGCGCTCCCGCGTTTTTCTTTTCCCTACAACCCTTGTGATATTTGGTCTTGAATAGCTTGAATAGAAATACGAATCGGTGCGTCACAAATTGCTCCGTGCGTCTAACGCGTCAATACCTGATCGACCAGTCAGGTATTTCAATACTCAGTTGCAATACCCGTTGACTGCGGTGATAACTAAAGTATGGGAGACTCAGAGTTAGATTTCTTGCGCAGCGGCAGTACTGACGAGATAGAAGCCAACAGAGCAGCTTCCAGCGATGAGAGACTCAAATCTCTAGCCTCTCCGGAACGCGTCGCCAAAGTCATGTCTGCGCTTAAATCTGATGGCTCCACCAAGACCCTGATCAAGGCTAAGAAGTCAGACTGGATACGAGCCCTGATCCACCTCGACGGCACTAACTTCGACTTCTCTGGACGCGACTACCTAAAACAGATCTACGATACGAAGCATCCGCATAAACTTCTTGTCACGGGGCGTCAAGTTGAAAAATGTCAACCGATTTGGTCAACTATTCACAGAAGCGATGGGGGTGAATGTCGCATAGATGAACTTCGCTTAGGGGACTCTATCTGCGCCATGAACCAAGGGGGCATACAGACGCAGGACTTAGTGTTAGCCTCGGAATCTAACGGTGTTAAAAAGTGTCTTCGCATAAAAACTCGCCTAGGCTCTACGATTGAAGCCACGTTGAACCACCCCTTTAGAAAACTACTCACATGGGAGCAAGCCTCTAAGCTAATAGTTGGTGATAAAATCGCGGCACTTCGCAGTGTAGGGTTTTTTGGAGATAAGCAAAACGATCTGGCGATGGTAGTGGGGCTTCTGTTTGGAGATGGAAGCTTCAGTAATAGACTCATTTCGCTGGCGTGTGGAAGAGCTCCTATCCAAGAACTATTTGAAAAAGAGTATATTAGGCTAGAGGGTATAGCGCCTAAGTTTAGTTTGTCGAAAGGCTCAAAAACACAACGAACCTATCGAGTCAGTGTCTCTACTAAAATAGCAGCGTGGTTCTACGAGCACGATCTGATAGGTATGGTTGCAAGCATCAAAAAATTACCCGCCGAAGTTTTCTCTTACAATAAAGAGTCAACTCGAAATTTGATCCGAGGACTTTGGGCAACCGATGGGCATTGTAAGAACGTAACCTCTTCTAAGATTGATTTAGTTTACTGCTCCACTAGCGAAACACTTGTTAGACAAGTGAGACTACTACTAAGAAAGTTTGGAGTTCTTACAACACTTCGTACGTATAAGCCCCAGCGAGGACAAAAAGCATTCCTTATTAGAGTAGTCACAAGAAAATCCATAGAAGCTTTTCATCGTGACATTGGACCTATTCCAGGAAAACCATTTAATATTCCCGGGTGTGAGAGCAATAGCAATTTAGATACTGTCCCTAGAGAAGTACTCAACGTATTGAAGAAAGCAAAACGTGCTGCCGGTTATGGTGGAAGATGGGGCAGCGACAACAAATGCTTTGAGCGAGATTCAGGGTTCCGGTTTAAGTCAAATTATTGCCCAACATTTGAGAAGTTAGCTGCTGCGCAGTCTTTACTCAACAACTCTACCATACAGAAAATCTTAGACTCGGATATTATTTGGGATGAGATTGTATCAATAGAGGATTTAGGAGACCAACCAACGTGGTCTATTCAAACCCAAACAGAAACCTACATCTCTGATTTCATAGTCCAGCACAACTCTACAATGCTAGCTAACGAGATCATCATCAACTCGGTAGTGATACCTTATTTCAAAACTCTATATGTATCGCCGTCGCATGATCAGACAAGACAGTTCAGCAACGGAAAGTTAAAGCCGTGGATCGAAGATAGTCCTCTTATTCAAAAGTACTTCCAGAACTCTGCCGTATCAAAGCAGGTCTTTGAGAAGAGCATGTCAAACGGATCGATTGCGTTTCTCAGGTCAGCTTTTCTAAGTGCTGACCGAACACGCGGAATATCTAGTGATATACTATGCTTAGACGAGATTCAGGACATTTTAACGTCAAATATTCCGGTCATTACCGAGACCTTATCGCATAGTAAGTATGGGTATAAGATTTTCGCCGGCACTCCAAAGACTCTTGAGAATCCTATCCAGCAGTACTTTGAGATGTCTAGCATGTGCGAGTGGTTGATACCTTGTTTCGCACACTCGCCGCCGCACTGGAACTACATTGATGAGAAGAGTATCGGTAAGGACGGACCAATATGCAATAAATGCGGCAAGCCCATTAATCCTGCTGAAGGTAAGTGGATAGCATTCAATGATAGTCGAGATATTCTGGGGTTTAGGATTTCACAGATCATGGTGCCATGGATCTATCAGAATCCTCTGAAGTGGAAGGAGTTCTTGTGGAAGTACGAGAACCTTTCGAGAGGTATTTTTTATAACGAGTGCTTGGGTATTTCTTTTGACTCCGCAAGCAAGCCTATTACGCGCACTGAATTAGTTGAGTGCTGCTCGTCAAAACATCCACTACGCTATCATCCAGACTCCTTCACGCATAAGATAGATCTATTTGCCGGTGTGGATTACGGCGAGGGCTCGGACGGAACAGAACGGGGTATGAAAGGAAGGATGAAGAACGCTTCGTACACAGTTCTTACGATAGGAGTCTATCTCGACCCAACACATTTTCATTACTTATTTATGAAACGGTATACTGGAGAGGAAGCTCTCCCAGCTAACTGTATCGGTGACATTATAAATATTGCACGAGCGTTTAGGGTTAAGTGCGTTGGTGCTGACTGGGGTCATGGATGGGGAGTTAATGAGCAACTGGAAACTGCTCTCGGAAAGTCGCGCGTAATTAAGTTTCAATACGTAGGTAATCAGCGCGAGCGTAAAAAGTTTGATGAGATAGGACTTAAATACCAACTAGGTAGAACAGAAGTGATGACAGACTTTTTTACAGCAATAAAAAACCACCACATAATTTTTCCGGCATGGGAGTCAGTTAAAGATTATCTGTGTGATATCGAACATGTTTACGCCGAGTACGGAGATGGGGGAAGGTCGCTTAAGTATGACCACAAACCATCGGAGCCTGATGACGCGCTTCACTCAATGATTTATTGTAAGGAAGCCGCGGACAACTATTTCGGTAAGCACAAATAGATAAAAAAACTAACAGTGTTGTATTAGCCGACCCCAACGCGAATCGGGGTCGGCTAATACTTTATTTACGCGCTAGCTTTTCTTATCATTGAAAGCTCCCAGTCTCCAGCGAGCCAACGGTACAAATACCTCGCCCGGATCTGGTAAGCGGTGTGAGTAGCATTGCGCACGCATTTCGTCGTAGTCAGAGTGCATAAGATTATCTGAACACCAACCCACTTTTAATAGCTCGGCGTTCAATCCAGCGCTTGGATAATTGTTATCTGCTGACACACTAAAGAGTAACACTGGCAATATACTCCAGCTATTTGCGAGACAGATCTTTAAGATTTCTCTTAAGATATGATCGCTTTCATAGCGTGAGCTAGAGCGTATAGCATTATCAAATTCACCATAAGATATAAGCTCCCCTCTAGCAGCTGTGAGTAAAAGAACATTAAGACCAGCTGCTATTCTGAAGCCTCTGAGTTCTCTTGCTCTTTCAATACCAACTTGGGTTGCTTTCTTATTGTCGTAGCCTGCTTTTTCTTCGCAGTCTGCGAGTGCTTTCTTATATGCATCGAACGATTTAATAGTAAGCATATAGCTTCCTTCATTTGATCCCTTATTTTTAAAACTGCGCCACATCGCGGGATCTTTTCCAGTGGCACACCTTTGGATATTTGGACCGATATAGCGCTCGGTTCCCACACGCATTTGTTATTACTCACTATCGGAAGACTCAGAGAGTTTAAGCTTCATAAGTTCTTCGTCTAGTGTAGGAGCAGCTTCAAACCCTTCGATATTACCGCGCTTGTCGCAGCACTTACCTTTTGGTTTAGGTTCGTTTGGCGACAGCCCAACATATATACGAAGTGTTCGATACTTTTCCTCTGTATTGGCTTTATCTATGTTCAGATTTTTCAGTGCCTGTTCGAGCTCAGCTTTTTCAGCAATAAGACGTTTTTCTCTCGCTTGAACTTCTTCAACGTCTATGTGAACAACGGCACCGCTTTTAGTGATAGCCATGCCAGGTTTAATGTGTTCTTCCTGCATAGCATTTTCCATTGTGCGCATCTCTTTATACACTGGCTGAGATGCACACGCGCTTAGGATAACAAGAGACACTGACGCAACCATTAGTGTTATGTTTTTCATAACATCCTCCTATTTGTTTCAGTTACTTGTTTAATTAACTCGACCTGACTGTGTTTAAATCTTTAATTAAGACGTACCAACGAGCTGATGAACAGCAGTACTCGTGGGTACGTCTCATTTCACTACGACACGTCACTTGACATTACTTTAACCTCACGGAACTTTACCTTACTTCACATGACGGCACCACGACCATACTTTACTCGACCATACGTTACCATGACTTTACTCTACTCAGCAGTACCATACGGTGCTTCACAGTACCCGCACGCCACTCGACTAAACGGTACCATACCTCCACAACACAGAACGGCACAAAACCCCACCCCACATTACCAATACTGGACTGGACAGGACGACACATAACCCTTACTGAAAGCCATCCATGGCAAACAAGTAGTTACGCAGATTCGATCGTGCACTTGAACTGTCCGTAGCCTGCGTTTCTCCACTGACCTAAGCCCGACACTCTTCCGTATGAGAAGAGTTTCTTTAGAGCTTCTTCAGTGAGCGGGGAATTCTCAAGCACGAGAAGTGTGAACTTGAGAGCGGCTCCGGATTCAATGCACTCGCTTTTAGCTACAGAGACGCGTGGACCTTGAGCTGTCATAGCTCTCAGTGAACGCTCACAGTACTTGATTGAGCCATCAGCACTCTTCATCACGTCTTTATCAAACGAGATGAATTGTTGCTCAATTGTTACGTGTTGATTAATGATCGATTCCGTATAGCTTGCTGAGTTGAGGATCGTACCATTCTTTTTAGGAAGAGTACGAGCTACCGCTTCAGCAGCTGCTTTTAGGAATCCTTTAATCATGTGATCTCCGATACACGGCATTCCTGCCTTGTCGCGGAAGAACACTGTAACGCCTCGAAGTTCTTGCTCGTCGAGAGTTTCTTTTAAAGATTCGAGTTCACCTTTGATAGCAAGTTCGCGTTCTTCTGAGGTGAACTTTCTACCCACGAGAGTTTCAAGCTTATCGAGAAGCTTATCGGTTTCAAGTTTACCGCGCTCTTCGGTGATCTGTAGAGCTTCTAGGTACTTATTAATCTCAGCGTTGTAGCTACCTTTCTCTTGAATAAGCTTACGCTGCTTTTGAATGATATGTTGTTCGTGAATCGACGGATCCGCCGGATTCGTGCCCAAAATGTCACGTGTGAATGACAAGACTACTTTATATTCTTTAAACATTTTAATACGCTTTCAAATAAAAGCGGTCACGCTCTACACTAGTTCATAGAGCGTGACCGCTAGTTTTAGGTTTTACAGTACTTCTGGCTTAGATTTCTTGCCTGGCTTTTTATTAGCTGCGGCAGGATTCTTAGCCGGTCTTCCACGCTTCTTTACGGTGCTTGGCGGCGTTGCATCGTCGTTAGCCATAAAGCGATCGTAAGCTTTCACAGCTACTGCGCCTGCTGCTGCGGAAGCGACGTAAGGAAGTGCTTTCTTAGTTACTGACCATACTGATGATAGAAAACCACTCATGGGATCCTCCTAATGAGTTTGTTTATGTTGTTGATTGTTGGTTGTTGCTAGCAACATTGTCTCGACCAACATTCGAGACAATACTTTAAAAACTTTTTCACTAATAATCTTATACCCGAAAATGGCTATTTTTATCCAATAGTTAGATATTATACCCTATGGGGGTATAAAAGGTGTGCGCATAACAGATAGCTTATGCGCACACCCAGATTCAAATTACTCTGAGAACATCTCAGCAAGCTTACTTTTAGCTTCAGCTTGATGTTCTGCGGGCACTTCTTTTAGATTTATGTTTACGGTGACAGTTCCATCTTCGTTAGTGATAGCTTTACCAACCATGTAGCTGTCACCACCTAGATCAAGTCTTATTGACATCTTCTTAATATAACCGCTTGAAAACGCCATAAGAGTCACGTCACTAACAATCTCTCTTACCACTTCTCTTAACCTAATCATATTCCGTACCTCCATAATGAAGTGGGTGCGGATTAGAAGTCTCCGCACCCGCTGACATGATTCTGGTATTACTCGGCATTTATTGAGATACCGGTAGTACCTGTTAACGAGGTCATAAGTGCAGGATCTGAACTAAAGTCTACACTCGTCACTGTAGCTCCATAGAACCCCGTGGGGGCAGCTATGTCTACACAGGTAGATGAGTCGTAGGCTTTATAGGATCTAACAGTCCTTGACATTATGTCGTTAGTTAAAGCGACATAATATACACCGTTATTGTTCAGCAGGACTTTGAGCATAGACCCAGCATCAGGATCATTATGACCTGAGGTTAGTCGGTTAGTCCTGACCACAGGAGTTCCGACGCACCCCAAACTAGGGTAGTAGATACGGGCACGAAGTCCGTACTCACTACCGAACTCGTTCTTATTTATGTTGACTACGAACCCACCAGTAGTATGCCAAAACGCAATGCCAACTGCGCTTTGACTAATTAGAGTTCCCATTACAACACCGAGCGAGTTCCTTACTACGAACCGAGGAGCAGCTGTACCAGCAGGACCCTGGGCACCTTGAGCGCCCTGAGCACCTGTAGCTCCAACCGCACCCGCAGCACCTGTAGCTCCTGTGGCGCCTTGTGGTCCTTGAGGACCTTGAGCGCCATTAGATACTACAGCAGTGTTACCGCTTGGATCTGTGATACGAACGCCGTCTGACAGCTGAGTAATGGTGATTGAACCAACACTCATACTTTCACCGACGCTAAGGTTAGTAGCCGCACCGTCCACTGGCATGACTGTTACGGATTCACTTACACAACCTGAGAGAACAGCTACTGAAGTTACAATCAAACTACCAACTGACATCATCATGAGCTTATTCATAACGTCCTACCTTTCATGATTACATTGATTGGATCGCGACGAGCTTCACAGTGAACGCACGACATGTGCGAACTTACTGAGCGCATCGTTTGTTTCTTGCAGTAAGCGTCTTCTGAGAATCTTTTGTAGTAGAGGTAGCTCTGAGATATATTTTTTGTGAGCGATTAGAGTATTTGCTAATTGCTCAGTCAAATATTCTTTAGCTATCTTTACTGCTAGTACGTCGTCGACCTTAGAGGTATCAAATTCTCTATCGTCGTCTAAAAGTGCTAGCTTAAAATTCTCAGCAGTTTGCTCAGCACATCCGATTACAAGTTCGTCTGTGCTTTTTAGTTTCACTAGATCTACAATCGTCTTCGCGACAAGATCACCCAACAGTGATTTTTCTGACATTCTTTTTCGTTGGAGTGTCTGGCTTGGCGACGCGTGGTTTTTTACGTTCGACATTTTGCAGTCCTCCTTTTTCTTCGATTGATTTGATGTAGTGTCTTACGGCTACGATTACCCCGCCCGCTACTTGCTTCATTTTGGAAATGATAAGTAGTTTGGCAAAGTGCGCAGCCTTGTCAGCACCTACATCGTCTTTGTTAATGATCGATCCCATCACGAAGAACATCGCCCCGTACTTGAGCTTACGGAGCGTTTCGATATGAAGACCATTAGGGCGGTCATCTATCTGTGACGGGAACATCTTTACGAAAACAGCCGCGAATTTCTCGGTAGTTGCCGATAGGGTCTCGAGCGTGTTCACGACTGAGTTCATTAGCCCTTCATTACTTTCATTGTCAGCCAGTTTAGCGGCGGACTCTGAAAAGGCTTCAAGAGACTCTGCGAATACGTGCATTGAGTCTAGTTCGTCTTTGCTTAGTTTTAATGTTTTCATAGGTCACCTCTTTGGTTAATAGTTAAAGTTTTAGTTTGGATACACGACCGCCCAACGCTAGCACCGTTTAGATGCAGCGTTAGACGGGGTCTAAGCTTTATGTAAAGGGAGGAAAAAATAGCTTAAGGGAATAAGTATTTTTTACCTATTAAACATATACCCTTAAAAGGGCTGTTTTTGCCTGTATTTTTGATGGGTTAGTGGAGGTCTAAAAAGGGTGTTTTTTAGGTATTCAGATGGACTTATTTGGGGGTTGATTTAAAGCCCTTGAGGAAGCCTGAAACGTTATAGTTCTTTGGAGCGTTTATGGCATCTATATCGGCATAGCTAAGCCCTAGATTTTTGAGTCTTCCCCACTCTCTTGTGGAGCGAAGCTTTTTTGTAAGAGCGGGGTTTTTAGCGAATATTGATCTTAGAAGCTGGTATGCACCTGGTTTAGACATGAAGGTAATTTTATCGCAATACCTAAAAAAGAGCCAGAGGGGAGCCGGCTCTTTCGGTTATTAGTTCATCCAATTCTTACTGGGTATGACGAATGTTTTAACAGCATTATCTGAATCATCGGGGGATGATTGTTCTACTGCTGTACTCGCCTTGGCTGTCAAAGATTTGAACGTAGTAACGATCTTACTGAAATCTTTACTTAGTTTTTTAAAATCCCTGAGAGTTTTATTACTCAGTACTAACTGGCGCTTCATTTCAATCGCCTGACTACGAAGTTTTAAAATCTGAAGCATCAGATAGATGCATGTCAGTCCTAAAACAACTAATGAGACGCTGAAAACTTTGTTATACATACGATTCCTTCCCAATAACAAGTAACGTTACCGTACCTTACCTTACGAAACCCCAACGCAACGCTACTGAACTCCACATAACTATACCACCACACAACATAATCACCACTACCGCGCAACACATTACATTACCCCGCCAAGACAGTGCATTACTTCACCGTACTAAAGCTAAGCCCTACCGCACAGTACCCTACCCGAACCGGTTTCTACCGGAACACAACACTACTAAACTTAACTACACCATACCGTCACGTTACATGACGAAACTGCACTGACGCAGTACATTGCTTTACCGAGACTTTACTACACTCAACGACACTTCACGCTACCCAACCGTGACTTTACTGCACCCTACTACACATCACGATACCTCACTGTGGCTTTACCCCACGACACACCACCCAATCAAACATCACCATACCGCACGGGACTCTACCGAGACGCTGCCATGCTGGACGTTACTTTGCCATAGCAATACTGCACAACACGTTACCCGACCTTACCATAGCATCACCTTACAACACGAGACCTTGCGTCACTGTAGCATCGCAGTACTAATGTGCAGTATCGTTACGGACTTCGTCTGAACTAAACGATGTCGCCGCAACGTAATTATTTTTTTCCTGTGGTGGATAAACAAGAAAAACCGTCCTGCCGTTTAGTACGACTGGAAGCATAGTGTGTATTCCTGTCGTAGCTACTTTGGAAGATTCTTCCAAAATATCCGCAAGAGCTCTTAGCTGCTCTGGCGAAGTTTCAAATAATTGCCCGTGTACAACTTGTCCCGTAGTTTTAAATTTTTCCACGACAAATCTCCCCTAAATAAAAAAGGGAGCCGTCTAAAAGATAGACGACTCCCAAGTTGGTTTTCACTACTTTAAACTTATACCATTTAAATTAATGGTTTAGTTCACACTGTCTGATCAATCAGAGATGCCACCAGATATCTATATTCGGTCTTTAATGCCTCGGAATACGGTGACGCTAAAATCTTTACTCTGACTAAAACTAGCTCACTAAGCCTGAGTCCTAATGGAGCTAAGAATTGCACTTTAGCGTTAGTTGTTCCTGATGATTCCACTCCTATTATGAGCGGGTATTGAAATAGGACTGGCTCGTCTAAATCAACGTTTTCTATCGCGCAATGCATGAACGCCATGATGGTTTGCCCATCATCTAGCTGTGCGATGACGACTGGATTATTTTTCAATGCGTCTACTATACTAGTCATTTCGATCCCCCTTATTTAGTTTAGTTTTGTTCCTTAGGTTGGCTTCGTTTTCTTCGATTTGTTTTAGGTAGTTGTACACTGCAGATCTGTAGGCTTCTTTTGCGCACTGCGAGCTAGGTGAGTCCAGCCCCGCAACTTTCCTGAGCGAGAACTCACTTAAGCAGCGCCCGAAAGGACGGTCTAACACCGAGTCTAATTCTGCGTCATCAGAGTCGGGTATTTCGTAATTTAAGAACGGTGCGGTTCTAACGGACTCTTCAGCTGATATAACTTCTATAGGATATTGAAATAAGATAGCATCGTTTAGATCAACGTTTTCCATCTCTCCGTGCATAAACGCCATAAAGCTTTTCCCGTTGTCCAGATGAGCAATCACGACGTGGAGTTGTTTCAGTATATCTTTTTGATCGGGTTGTTTTTTATTCATTTGTGTTTCCTTTATTTAGTCCAATAAGGCAGAAGTATGCCTTCAACTTCCATAGGCACTCTTGAGAGAAATTTCTGACTCTGCTCGATGCCTATCTTTTTATGAAGTTCGTGCGCTTCTTCTGCGTCTTTTTTAGCTACATCTAAGACAACTTCGTCATAGATGCTGTTATACATTCTGGCGTCGTAGCCTCGCTTTTTGAATTCTTTGCGAAGCTCGTACATCCAGCACTTGGTCATCTCTACGTTGGTAGATTGCACCATGAAGTTTGCGGCTTCTCGTTCAATCTGCGCGTAGATATTTTGTCTCTTCTCATCCACAAGCCTACTTACTTGCCTATTGATCACGACTTTGTCTAGATCTCCGATTGCGATACCCTTGTAAGATTTCATGACTTCTTTATACATTTCACCATGGATCTTAGCAGTGTTTGGCGGCAACCATCTTCTGCGCCTACCATTAATGTTACTCATGGATAGCTGAGATCTTCCTAAGCGTTTACAATTGTCGAGCCAGTGAATGGCTCCACGGAAAGTCTGCTTGTACTTCTGTAGAAGCTCGTGGCACTCTTCAATTGTAATTGCATAACCCGCCGAATTAAGTAGCAAGTGTAACCTACCAGCACCACCTCCGTATGCGAGCATGAAGTTGATAGTTTTAGCGGGAGTTCTTAGTTTCGCGTTCGTGTTCTTTTTCGTTACCTCGCAACCAAACAGCATTGAGGCTACATAGCAATGAAAGTCGACGCCACTGTTAAAACCCCTGACCATCAATTCGTCTTCCGATTGATCCGCAAGAATTCTTAATTCCGCTCCACTCAGATCAACAGTGGAGATTAGTCTTGATGGATCCGTTGTGAACGCGTGACGGAATCTTTTATCTCTTGGAATGTTTAGAACATTGATTCCCCCTCTACCAGCAACACGACCGGTTTCTGTGCCATATTGCCAGAACGCCGGGTGTATTCTACCTGTGGCTGGATTTATGGCGTCTATAAAGTTTTGCCCGTATGCAGATATGGCTCGCATCGCTTCTCTATAGTTATCGAGCGCCGGAATCATGGGGTGCTTAATTTTTTTACGCACCTCCTTACCAGTGCTGGTGATCATCTCACCGTCTACAGTGATGCCGTTCCTCTGCATGGCATAAAGAATGGTTGGCTGGGAGTTGTAATTAATGTCCAGCACTCCAAATAGGTCTCGATCAAAGAATGGTTCAAAGAACGGTTCTAGATTTCGTTTAGCCTCCTCCGCCTTATCTTGGTTAAACTTCATGACGTCTTTCCAAGCATCGGTGTCAAGTTTTTGACCGAAGTAGGTGATGTCTGCAAACGCTGGGAGGGCGTTACACTCAATTAGGAAGGTGGGCATAATACCCTCCTTAAGAAGACGGTCTCCTATCTTTTCTCTGAGCGGAATAAGGTCGGCGGTGTCTTCAGCCGCGTATTGCAGTTGCTCTGCTGAAAATTCACCCTTATGCCCGATAAAACTTTTCTGAAGAGTTTTATCCCGCTTTTTATCCAAATACTTTTCTGTAATGGCTTCTAAGCTAAATCCGTCAAACTGAACGCCAGCCTCAAGACACTGTTCAGCGAGCATGAAGTCTTTACAGCTTTCCATCACTACGCCCGACGTCCCTCTCACCATCATGTAGTCAAAGGTGAGGTTGACGCCAAGCTTACTAATGTTCTCGTTTTCCAGTGGTTCCTGCAGTGCTTGTAAGCAACGCACATCTCGCGTGTCGATAAGGACAGTTTCATCATTAGTGCTAACGGATGCGAGAATCACTTTATCTTTGTGTGGATCCAGTCCTGTAGTTTCTGTGTCGAATCCAAACGACTTTTTAGTTAACAGCCGCTTCGATAATTCATAAACCTTAGCCGGGTCTTTAATGTACGTGTGGCGCATAAAAATCTCCCCAGAAAACTTATACCCGCGAGAGATTGAGTTAGGAACTACTTGCGGATTTTGCTTACTGCGCCTGAGTAAATGTTTTCATTGGCGTGGTGTGTGACTGTGGCGAGTTTGTTTTTACGCAAGACGTCTTTTGTGAGGATGGAGTCAGTAAAGATAACGACTTTACCTTTGTGCTTAACGACTCTGGCACATTGGTTGAGGAGCGATATTAACTGCACCGTATTAGGGGTTGAGATCATGAGAACGTCAATGGAGTCGCTATCGACTCCATCCAGATTCCCAAGCCCGCAGCTAACACAGTACTTTCTGTGTGCTTTGAAGAACTCATCCCCGCGTCCTTTCTCGTAGGCTAATTCGAGCGGTGGAAGAAAAGTCGGAATCAAGATCGAGACCTCTACGTTCAACTTCGCGACAAGTGGTTCGACCTTATCAAGGTGTTCACCACCTACCACCAACAAGCGGTGCTTGGGTGCGGGGATAGAATACTGATCTTCCGAATGACGGCGGTTTGGGACCGCAATCAGTTTAGCTAGTAGGTCGGTCATCTGAGCTTAGTTTAGCACACTCACTACTTGGCGCGCCTTCTTTGACCAGTAGGTCTATGAATTTTTTAGTATATCTGATGAATATGGGCTTTTGGGGATCAAAGTTCTGCTCGAAGATCTCTCCTCCTAAGTCGTCAGTATATCGAATGTAGCCGAGCTTTCTAAGCTTAGTTAGTCCCATTGCAACACTTCTGGGATCAAAACCACACTGCTCAAACCCCCAAACTACATTAGGTAGAAGACCCTCAGCGACCATATTTGATTTCTTGAAGCAGTCGAGTAGACCTACAAATACGAGGGTAGCCTCATCCCCGGCGCATAGCTCGGCAGGCGTTGCCTTAATCCCCCGGTAGGGACTTATGAGTGGGGTAAGGGGTTCTTTCTTTGAATTCTCTAGGATAGACGCCGGAAGGTGAACCTCTTGACGAACTGCGTGCATTTTTGAGTCTCCAAGCATCAAAAATACTATGCTTGTTACGCGGCGTCCACTGCTATAAAATGTTACCTATGTTCTTACAAGGGTTTACAAAGACAGCTACTACTGTTGTGACCATGACACCGGAGGAGTACTACGATTTAGCTAGGGAGAAAGACCCCTTGGTTGGTACGCTCCTCGGTGCTGCGTCAGGTGCAGCGGTCGGCGGAATAAAGGGCGCTAAGAAAAAGAAGGCTAGGTCTGCATTGATTGGGGCTGGTTTAGGTTCTGCAGCTGGAGCGGTAAGTGGACACCAGCTCAGCAAACTAATCAAACACTACCAATCAAAGCGAGTTCATAATTTAGCTGAGGAGTTGAAACTGAGGTCAGCTCCACGTCGTTCCGCGTATTCTGAGTAAACCAGAACTAAAGTTAAGGGGGCTCTTACGTGTCGCAATACCGCTCAAAAGATGTACTGAATGTTCTGGCGAAGTTGGCGGCAGATGGCTATTTGAAGTCTCAGACGCCCTTAAACGAGGGTGTAGCTAAAATTGCTGAGCAAGAAAGTCTGACTCCAGCACAAGTGGAGTATGTTGCGGCTGAGTCTAATAAGTCCGTATGGCGTAGACTTTTTAGTATGGATAAAGAAGCTTCTTATGATTTTCCTCTAGCGGATTCCGCAGAGATCATCAGTAAGTTGCAGGTGGAGCATAAACCTAAGACGGTGAAAGAGATTGATTTAGATTATCTCAGCCCACCGATTAACACTAAATTGGCGGAATTTAACCCTATGAAAGCTATGGGATTTAAAGATGAAGTTTTTGAGAAGCAGGCGAGTACACTGGCTAGAAAGGAACTGAAGCATGAACTTCAGGCGCGCTACGAGAAGCTCGCGTTTGCTAAAGAAGAACTTTATAGGTTGGATCTTGAGACATCTACAAAGATTGAAAATCTAGAAGTGCAGTTTGTTAAAACCGCACGAGCGCTAGTATTAGAAGAGTCGTTTGAAGATAGAGGTATGGCTTTTGAGAAGATCGCTGAGTTTCTTAGAGGCTGCGAAGGTAAGATGGAATACAAGCTAGGTCTTATGAAAAAGCTAGCTCACGTTGCTGTTAAGCAAGGGATTGTTAAAGAAGCTGATCTTAAAGCTCCTGAGCAGTATATAAGCGATAAGCTGCCGGCTCGTATTATTAACGGTAATCACTCCCTCTACATCACCATCAAAACACTGTTCGATAATTACGACTATCATAACGGCATTAGAGAAAAGAGCTTGATCGTAGACGGCTCACTTCCCGTAGTTAAGGAGAAGATTCGTGAGCTTTAATAAAGGCTTCGAGAAGCAAGCATTTGTTGCGCCAGTGACTAAAGCTATCACTGCACCTTTACGTGCCGCTTACAAAGTTGGTAAGTGGGGCGTGCAGAAGGTTATGGGTAAGGGTCTAGGTGGATTAGCTAACATGGCATTAACCGGTTTAGACGCAGCCAGTAGCGGATCCGACTACTATAAAAAGATGACTACAGCGAGGTAATGCGTGAGCGACTTTAATACGGGTTTGAGCAGCACGATGTTAGAAGAAATTCATTCGTATAAGGATGTTCTTAGTAAGGATGCTGAACTTCTTAAGAATGCTGCCGCAAAAACAAAGGTACTCGAGCACCTACCGCTGCTCGGAGGAGCGCTTGCTTGGTCAGCTTTGATGGGCGCTGGTGGGTACTTCCTAGCAAAGAGACGCCACGAGGAGCACGAAAAGCAGCTGAAAAATAGCTTCAATGCGCTAACTACTACTGACGCGTTTAAGAAAAATCCAGGACAGTATCAGCAGCGTTTCACTGAACTCACCATGTTATCCCCCACTGTTGCCATGAACCCAAACATGGCTAACAAAGTGATTAAGGATAATCTAGAAAACGGGTTTAATTTGGATGACGTTCATAGACTGTCCGCTGTTGAATACTATACGTCTAAGTCAGATAAGCCTGCGCATCCACATTCTGTGGCGGCAAGAAGTGCTTGGTCAGGATTAAGTTCAGCGCTCAGTAATTTGGCGCTGCCTAATTTATCGGCATTCTTTGGTGCGTCCCGCGCGTCTAAGGCAACTGAGACCGCTGTCAATAAAGTGCTTAAAGATCAGAAATCTGAGCCCCAAATTCCGCTTCAACAAGCGATTAGGGAAATGACTAAAGAAAAAATTCTTGGAGCAATACCGACGCAAGCTCCAGTTATGTCGACTAGTGCTGAACCTTCCGCACCAACGTATACTGACGAAATGAAACGCGTTGATGAAATGATTAAAGCCATGCAAATGGCGGGCAAAAAGAGTGGAGGACAAGTGAAACAAAGTTCTGAGATCCAACTTCGAGTAAGCGATGAATGTATGGGTAGGATGCTAGCAGACAGATACTGTCTTTACAGTATTTCTGAAGGCGCCTTGTCCAAAACTGCTGCAACCTCCGGCTTTACAAACACGTTAAAATCCTATCTTTCTGTTGGTGGCAAAGCCATCGATAAGCACTTAAAATCCTATCTTTCTGGTGGTGGCAAAGCCATCGATAAGTACTTAAAAGTAATGCTCTTGCCCATCGCTATCGGTGGAGGCATCCAACTTATTAAATCGATCCAAAAAAGTCGCGACAACGCCGCTGCGGGTGAAGCCGCTGATAAGGTTTTTGCCAGGCTTCGCGCTCAAAGCGACTTGGTGAAAGAAAGCCCAGAGCTAGCTATGCAGGCGTTCGATTCACTAAAAAGTTTCGCTCCAGCTCTTGCGGCTAAACCCATCATTACCAAGACGTTCGTAGAGGACGTGATTAAGAAACAAGGCTTGCTACCACCGGACACTATCAACATGCTCTCAAAAACAGAACAGATGATTCAGCAAGTGAAGGATACGACCGGTGGTCAAGGTTTCATCGAAGGTTTAAAATCTCCGATGTCATTGTTCGGGCACAGTATTAAGGGTTCGCTTAAGGATTGATGATGGATAAGCGCCTTATTTTTCCTGGCAACACTAACGATAATCGCGACCTCTTTTTCGTTAAGGAAGATCGCAATTATCTTGTTAAGAAAGCCTCGAATTACCACCCTAAAATTGCGCAGTATATTGAAAAAGCGCAGCCCATAGATGATCTGGTGCAAGTGCTCCTAACGGCTCTGGGCGCTTACGAAGCATGGGGTCAGAACGTTAATGGTGACATCTTCAAAATTCCTGCGCTTTCTCACGAGGGAGATGATTACGGCTACCAGACGTTTAAAACCACCGGTAATTATTTCACGCACCATAATAACAAGGATCCGGCTTTAGCTAAGGGCAAAGTTCTACACTCAGTGTGGAATGATAAGGCTAAACGAGTTGAACTTGTTGTCGGTATTAATCCTAAACTGGATCCAGATGCTATTGCTGAGATAAGCAATGGTAACGATCTGTGCTTCTCGATGGGCGCTAAAGTTCCCTACGACGTTTGCTCAGTATGCGGCAATAAAGCAAAAACTCGGGCTGACTACTGCGAGCACCTTCGCTACATGTTAAACCAGATTGATCCTGTTTCAGGTCTTTTGGTCGGCGCCGACAATACATTCCCTAAATTCTTTGATATCAGTCGGGTTTTAATACCAGCTGATAAGACAGCTTATATGTGGACAAAGGTAGCTTCAGCTGCCAATCCATTTCAGAAACTGAGCAGTTCATTCCTAGCGGCGCTTCCAGCAGGTAAGTTGAATGACACCGAGTTTCTGCAAAAATGCGCGGATGAGCAGGCAGAGATTGCGCGCGATCGTTTCAGCACCAAGAAGATAGCCGTCGTCAATAAGGATGCCTCCATCATTAAGCGGGTTCCGCTAAAGATTGACGCCAACGCCTCTGATAAAATAAACGCAGACAGCACAGGTTTAGAGCAACTCGAGTCTAGCGTAGGTACAGCGGCTAAAGCTCTGCAAGCGGTGTCGCCGGACATTCCTAAGGAAAAGTTTTTAAAAGCTAAAGATAAGTCAGATGCCATTCTGACCATGCTACTTCTAGGAATGGTACCGAAAGTTGGCGAGCTAGATTCGCTCAAAGAAGCGGATGAGCCGGCTGCATCATTTCCATCTGGAGTTGCCCACAAGACTGCCGAGGCTTTTAACAGTGAGTTAGCAGAGGATCTATCCGGATTCATTCCAGAAAGGTCTTTTGCAAGACCTTTCCTGCTTCAAAGATCTATCAAGCTGGCATCTCAATTAGAGCTGGAAAAGACTGCCGAGACAGTGAATGATCTGATGGAGCGAAACCGTAATCCTCAGCTTAAACCGTCCCCCATCAGTCCGGAACTACTGGTTGGATCACTTGCCGCCATATTCGCGGCAAGCCCCCTTATCCGTAAGATGGTTATGAATAACCCTCTGATTGCTATGGCTCTCGGCGCCGGTCTGTTGGCTGGTGGCAAGACTCTTATAGACACTCCTCCCAGAACTGGTTTTTATGACGTTGACGCGGGGATTAGTGGCTTATACAATAAGGGCTGGCAGAGTCGCTTTATGGACTACCAATCGCGTCCTGTCACGGTTATTAAAACCGCTAACGATCGGAATGTAGGTTTGTACAAAAAGTTATTTTACGGCGTTCCAGCCATTTATTTAACGTCTAAACTTTATGACACGTACCACGACCTACATCCGGAGAAGCGGCGTCATCCGGTAATCGGAACCATAGCAAAACATCCAGATTTATTGTCGTTCGGACTCATAGGAGAACACTTAGGTGGTCGCCCCGTCAGTAAGCGGATATCTGCTTTGCTCGAATCCGGTAAAAGAGCTGTTAAAACAGCATCCTTAAATGATATCGAATTTTTAAGTTCTGCTCCTGAAGAGGAGCGTGAGTTGCTGTGGGACTTTGCAATCTTAGATTGCGCAAATCGCATAAGTGACAAGTTGTTAGGAGGATAACATGGCTTCTATTAAAGAATTGCTGGCTGAATGCAATCTTTCCGACCCTCAAACATCTGGGCAGGAAAAAGTAGCAACAGCGGCTAAACCCTCGACCGACGAGATCGATCGAGTTTTAGAAAATCTTGGGCTAAAAGAAGATGGTCAGGAAAAGACCGCTTCCGCTACCGAGACAGACGGAGGAAATGATATGAGCTTGGCTAATATTTACAATCAGCTGTTCGATACGCAGGAAGTTGAAACTGCGGTCGAAACGGAAAAAGTTGCTTCAGAAGTTGAAACCAACGAAGAATCTTCTGAAGTCAGCGCGACCACAGCGTTCGGCGAACTCACTGGCGAATACTTCAACATTATCGCCGCTCCTTTCTTCAGCAAAGTTGCTGGTGAATTGGAAATGGAAGCTGGCAAAGGTGAAAAACCACTCGCTCATCAGCCTAAAGCTGAAGGCGATGCGCACCTTCCAGTTAACCACAAAGCTTCAGGCGGCGAAGGCTTGAAAGCGATGACCCACGGTGAAAGCCCATATTCTTTGAAAGAAAAAGCTCTCGCAAAAGCTATTCTTAAGAGAATGATGGCTGCTCCTGTTGGCGCCATTAAAGAATAAGGAGTCACACCATGAGTAAAGATATTTTCTCAATGATTGAAGGCATGAGCGACGTGGAGAAGAACGAACTTCTCAACGCTGAAATTCCAGCTGAACTTGAAAAGCAGGCTGAAGCTGATCTCGATCAAGCTTCGTTGGCTGATGCTTTGTACAACTATGGCTGGCTCTCGGCTGAACGTGCGATCGCTGAAGAAGAAGGTCTTGATAAGTTTGCTTCTGAAGATCTCGAAGCTCACGAAAATTCTGAAAAAGAAATCGGTGAAGCTATTGAGTCTCTCATGAGCTCACTCGGCGTTGCTGATAGTGAAGATGAAGTTGAACTTCATAAAGAAGCTCAGGCTGCCGCTTCGTTGATTTTTGAAGGCTATTCGGATTGTTTTGAAAAGCTCGCTGCTAAGCAGAAGGCTAGCTTCATTCAGAACCTCTCGAAGAAGACCATGGCTGGCTTGAAAGCTGCTAAAGAAAAGACAGTCGAAAAAGCGAGAGAAGCCGCGAAAGCTGCTAAGAAAGGTGCAAAAGAAGCCGTTAAGGGCGCGCACAACATCGGCAAAAAAGGTGGCTACGGAGCCATCGGTGGCGCCGGTGCTCTTTATCTTGGCGCGAAAGCTAAGCAGAAGCTAGAAAAGAAAGCTTCTGAAATGACCGTCGGTGAACTCTATGAAGGCTTCTCTGAAAAGATCGCAGCCGAAATGGAAATCATGGAAGGCATTGATAAACTCGCCGCTAAAGGTGCGAAGAAAGCCAAGAAAATTATCCCTTTCATGGCTAAGGTAAAAGAAGTTGCTGAGAAAGCACACAAAGCCGGTAAAAAAGGCTTGTATGCTGGTCTCGGTGGCGCTGGCGCCGGTTTCGCTGCTGGTAAAGCTAGCAACGAGGATTAAGAAATGGCTAAGGCAAGAACTCTGAAAGACCTACTAGCTCAAGCTGATGCCTTCGTGAAGGTCAGTCAGGCAAGCACGTCTAACGAAGTTCTTACCTCTCAAGGTGATGTGGAAGCGCTAGCGAACAAATTAGCTAGCGCTTCCGCTGAAATCCATGTTGTTAACGATAACGAACTTGATGCGGACTTTGAAAAGCTCGCCGAAAGCTTTAATCGTTACCAGACCGTCCTCGAGCTCAACGAACTTTTTAAAGTAGCTGAGTTTGAGAATAAAGCCAGACAAGAAGGTTTCAACGACGCACAAATCGCTGAAGCTATTAATAAAATTGCGGCGGAAAAGTTGGCTAAAAACCTTCCTTTCTTAGCAGCTCTTAAAAGGTCTTGTCAGGATTAAGGAGCCGCCACATGGATAAAGTTATAAAGCTTGAGCACATTAAACTAGCGGGTGATCTTCTTAAACGTGAACATGCAGAGCGAGTACGACTCGAAAAAGTTGCCTCCGATGCGATTCAAGAGAAGAGAGCGCAAAAAATTGCATTCCGCGAAGTTGAGCTCGGCATATCAGAACCGTTCAAGTCTTTTGATGATTTTCAGACTAAGGTAGCAAGCCTGCGCACTGAAAATCTTGAGGTACTTGAGAAAGCGCTAGAGAGAGGCTACGGCAATTCTCAAAGCTTTGGTGAACTCGACGTTGAGTCGAATAACAGAAAAAATAGGAATCCGTTGGAACATTTCGTTCTTACTGGTGAACTAGAACTCGATTAAAGGAGACCTATCATGGTTGCTGAACTAATCGTACCTATTACAGAAGATCTTCGTAAAGAAGACTCTCGTATGGACATCATCAAAGGGATCGAACACATCGCTCCTAAAGATGAAGTCATGACTGCTGGCGTGTTGAGCGCTGGTTGTGAAGCTGGCGACTGGCTTGTTAAGGGTGCAAACGGACTCGAAATTCCTGGCTTGTCGGCTGTTGCTAATACCTACCCTGTGTGGGTTGGCAATGATCAGTTGGATGCTAAAGCGTCAGGTAAAGCTACCATCATCGTTGATGGTGGATTTATCTATCGCACTACGAAGTATGTGGCAGGTTCCTACACTGTCGGCATGAACCTCACCGTTAAAGGCTTAGGCGCTGGTGAGAAAGTTCCGTCGGCGGCTGCTGGTTCCGATCCAATTTTGGCCCGTGTATACACTGCGCCTGATTCAAAAGGCGTTATGGAAATTCTCGTATTGAATCGCTAAGCGATCGATACTTGAACAGCTAACCCAAGGAGGAGGAGGCAAACATGTCTTTTCAAGAAGAAGCAACAACGTTCAATAATTTGTTCGTTGAGCGTATGGACACCACCGATGGACAGATCAAGACAGCTCAGGCTGGTCAAGCTTATGTCCGTTCGTTCTTGCGTGAACATTCGTTCAGCCGCAAAGTTCTTCCGCCCGAGTCTGTGACTCGTTCGGATCTTACCCGTTCGACCCGTCATGACACTCTGATGAAGATTGTCGACTTCGAACATCCTTCAACTGCAGCAGTTGTCAACTTCCGCTCAGCCGGTCGTGAACGCTACTTGCAGGGCAAGCGCTACGCGGTTCCGTTCTTCAAAGTTGAGAGCGATCTCTTCGTGAAGAATGAAGCTGAGTTGCTTGCTTACGAATATCCGATCACCAAAGTGATTGAAGAAAACAGCATTAAAGACATTATGGCTGTTGAAGACTCGGTCTTCATGAATGTCTGTAACGGTGCTGTTACGACTTCTGGTAAGAAGATCGTTTCGACCGACACCACGGTTACTCGCAGTAACCTCAATAAACTCGTCAAGATGATCGACGTGGACAAGCTCCAGTCAACGATGTTCTTGATGACCAACGTCGATTTCGACGATTGGCACGTTCAGCCAGCTACCGACATCGGTTCACCGCTGGCTTCTGAGATCGTGACGAAGGGCTATCAGTACGACAGCATTCTTCGCCGCAAGCTCGTTGTGACCAACAAGACCGATTTGTTGGCTCCTGGTCACATCTTTGCTTTCACGGATCCTCAGTTCCTCGGCAACTTCTTCATCCTGAACGACGTTAAGTTCTGGATTAAGAAAGAAGCTGATAAGGTCCTCTGGAAGACGTGGGAATACGTCGGCATGGGCGTCGCCAACCTCCGTTCGATCGCGAAGATTGAATTGGCTGTTCCAGCGATTCCACATCCTGATTTCTAAGATAGTCTAGAGATCTATGTGCTAACGCCCGGGGGCTAAAACTCCCGGGCGTTTTATTTTTGTGACTTGCGCGTATTTTAGCTCAGTGCTAATTTTGCTTTAAGGAGACTCATTACATGGCTAAGTACCGTATTACTAATATCACTCATACTCTTAAAGAATTCCCACGTGGCTTCTGTCTAGATTTTGACGGTAAGTTTTTTACGCCGACCCATTATATTATCGTAGAGGTACCAGCCATCTCCGAACAGCTACAGGAGTGGATCGATAAGAAGTGGGCAAGGCTTGAGGATGCTGGTGCTGCGCTTGTAAGTAAGCCCGAGGAAACCAAAGTCTCGCTCGGTGTTAACATCAACGAAGCTAACCCGACTGAGGTTGAAGAAGACGAGCTCGATGAGTTTAACCTAGCCGACGCCAAAGAAGCGGCACTCCCGCAGGCTGAGCAGGGACACATTCAGAGCATTAGCCAGGTGGATAACAAACCTCGCGCTAAAGTAACGCTTGGATCAGAGAACGAGCACATGCCGGCTGATATTCACTCCCCTATCCCTGGCGACAGAGTGCGCAATGTCGACGATACCGCGGCGTTCACTGTTAGAGCTCCGCACGTTTACCAGCCGGGTGCTGTGGTAAAGAGCTGAGCTAAGTGATAGTATTTTGGGGGTATGCAATACTCCGCACAGGAAAAGAAACGTCTAGAGAAAGCTCGCGAGTACTTGAGACTATTTACCTCCGACACCGAGGAGTTGAATAGACTTTTGCGTCGTAAAGAGATTAGCGATAAGCAGCTTGATCTTGCGATCCAGCTGACTATCAGTGATTGGAATTCTACCACTCCCATTATTGGGGCGGTGACGATCGGCAATTTTCCCAGTCTCTATCTTTTACTCCATGGCGCCACCATTCAAATGCTCAAGATGGCGGGATTATACCAGAGTAGAAACGAGCTCACATACAGCTCCGGCGGCAGCTCCTTTGTGCGCTCAAACAAAACATCATATTATCAGTCGTGGATTCAAAACTTTGCTTCCGAGTATGAAGCTAAAAAACTAAACTGGAAGATTCAGCGCAACACCGAATCAGCATACGGAGGCGGTTTTCACTCTGAGTATTTTTCCATTGGTTATGATTGGTGATCGTATGTTTACATCAGGATTAAATAAACTAGCCGCATTAAAACCCGGAGTTAAACTCAATCCTATTCAGGTGGGAGCTGTTAAGAGAGTGGAAGATGGTGATGGTTCACACGTCTTTGCTCACGACGTCGGCTTAGGTAAAACGCTCACTTCTATAGCAGCGTTTGAAAAATTGAAAGAGATGGGTAGAGCGACTAAAGCATTGGTTATAGTACCAGCGACGCTTAAGGATAATTTTGTTACCCATGGAGTACGAAAATTTACTAACAGCTCTGTCCATAGAGTAGACGATGGTAAGGAAAAACTTGATCCAAAGAAAACTTATAACGTCATAAGTTATGAGCTCTTCAAAAAAGACCCCGCTAGATACGTTGCCGAATCTGGTGCCGACACTATCATAATGGATGAAATGCATAGAGTGCGCGACGAGGGTACGCAAAACTACAAGAAGTCCTTAGAAGCCCGCGGAATGGTTAAAAACTTCATAGGCTTAACCGGCAGTGTTATTAACAATAGCCCTAAAGAAATAGTTCCAATGTTGGATGTGGTCACTAATAGAACTCATCCTTTTGGCAGTAAAGACTCCTTTTTGAACAAACTATTCACGGAACAGGAAAAGAAAACGGGAGTACTGGGATTGTACGGAAATACAATCACCACTTGGGAACCAAGAAAACCTCCCGAGTACATCGGAAAAACGTTGAAAAAATTTATCGACTACAAAACGGTGCAGGATATAGATTCCAAAGACCTGCCGAAGCTAAAGGTTTCAGAGATTAAAGTGCCGATGTCGGAAGCTCAAGCCGATGTGTATAGGTGGGCTTTGAGAGAAGCCGGTCCTATAGCAGAGCGGATTGTCAGTTCTAATTTGCCAGTTGATCAAAAAGAAGCCTCACATGTATTCGCGAAGATTTTGAAAGCTAGACAGGCGTGCAATGCGATACATCTATTTAAAAAAGATATGACGCTTTCAGAGTCCGCTGTCAAAACTCCTAAAATTAAGAAAATTTTAGACGACGTAGAGGAGCACCTGAAAAGTGGTGATGACCACAAAGTAGTTGTGTTCAGCAATTTTGTGCACGGTGGTACGGACGTAATTAGCCAGGGGCTGAAGGATCGCGGTATTGAACACGGCTTGTTTCTAGGCTCTGGTCAAGAAGGCAGCACAACTAAAAAAAGAGCGGCGGCTGTAGAAGCCTTCAACGCTAATAAAACTAATGTAATCGTATTATCTGGAGCGGGTGGTGAGGGGATCTCTTTTCCAAACGCTACTCTGCATGTATCTGTCGACGGTCACTATAACCCTGAAAAAATTAATCAAGCTGAGGGAAGAAGTAGACGTTTCGGAGGACAGCAGCACAGGGAGCCAGAACAAAGGTCAGTTGAAGTGAGAAGATATGTGTCTACTATACCCACCACTAGAAAAGCGTTTTCTGTTGTCGGAGCATTAGCAGCAGGAAAACCATTAGACGCGCTGGATATCGTTACTGGTAAGGAAAAGAGCGCGGATAGTGCTGACCAGTGGGTTTACGCGGTAGCGAGTAAAAAACAAAAAATGAACGATCACCTTAAAAATATAATAAAGACCGCATCTTTGAAAAAAGACGAGGAGCTTGAGCGTTATTTAGAAGGAACAACCACGATTAAATTGCCGACGAAGTATAGTAAGGTTCTGCATCAGTACTACGCTAAGATTAAAGATAGACCGCAGACAGTCGCCACGTTGCAAGCTAGACTTCAGGATGATTTGGACTCTTTGCTTTCTAAGCATGAAAAAATGCAGAACACGTCGGCGCTACGAAATTACACCACTATGTTCATACCCTCATTCCTGACTTCCTACCTACTAGGAGCGGGACAGCTTCAGATGCGGCTAGGAAAATTGGATAGAGTTGCACATGATACGAGAATTGATTCGCACGATTTTTTGAAAACATCCGCACAAAGTGACTCCTACAGCTCAAAAAAACGGGACACGTATAGCAAAAGCATTGCGGCAATAGGGCTAACTCCGTTGGCATTAACTTTGGCTGACCTAGCACTTAAACATCGATCAGCTGGATATCGCAACTTAAGAAAAACGTTGCCGGGTAAGGTAGGATTTGTCGCTGCCAATATAGCAATACCGTACGGATTGGGATATTATCTCTTTCCTAAAAAAGCTCCCGTCAACGCCAAAAGCATTAATACGGCAAATCTATTAGCCCACGCTGACGACAAAACCTACGACACACTTCTATCTGGCGGGGGGATAAAGATCAAAAGAAAATCCCTATATGATACCGGCGCGGCTGAGAACGTACTACGGCGTTGGTCCGACAGATAGTTTCAGGTGGAAAGACTATGTTTTCGTTAGGCTTTAAAAAAATAGCCTTTGTCTCCAAGCACACCAAAGAAAAGCTTATTAAGTCTACGCCTAAAGAGAAGGGTGGTAAGGATGGCAAGAGCAGTTATTTCTTGCGTTTCCATCCCAAAGAAAAACGGTGGAGTTGTACCTGTCCTGACTGGCAAATACGTAGAAGGTGGCTGGGGAAAGAACACAAGAAGCACCACGACTGCAAGCATATCAAAGCGCACTTAAGCCGTACGTCTGTGTGGAAGACTAAAGAAAAGATGCGCAAGTATCCGAAAGAAGTTTTGGAAAGTCTCCGCGAGGAAAGATCTTCCAAATAGTTTAGTAAAAACGCCACCTTACAAAATTTTCTCCCCTCCTAGAATAGCGCGGCAAGCCACACCTATACTTATGAGTAGGGGAGGGGCGGTTCTCAACTCCAACTCGGAGGCGGTGCCGTTCAGCACTGATGACTCGTTGGCAAGCGACATGGAAGTTGTTGTCAAAGGAATCGAAGGCTCGTTTAACTAGGTATGCGCGTTGTGGGGTCAGCAATATAAAGCGAATGCGTCTTGGGATGTTTCTTCCAAGACTGGATAAAGAAAGCGCTCGAAGAGCGAATAGGATAGCTGAGCACACGTTTAAGATAAGGCTCCGTAATAGACTTGTGAAGTTAATGACTGCACGTACGCATCCTTTTGCCGTGTTTTCGAGGGACTTTACTGGATTTATAGGCATGCCTCCAGATCCAGTGCGCGAAGCTGAGGTTAGTGGTTACCTTGGGCGCGGCGCTAAATCAGGTCGTGGGCATTATAAGATGGCTACGCTCGCTCACGAGTTTTCAGAGTTATACGTTATGCATAACAAAGCAAAACGAAACTCCTTTGGGAAACTTCTTCGTAAGCATAAAAGCCTATATGATGGTTGCCACGACCACAGTAGTGCTCATCCGCTGATTGCAGAACTGAATCATGCGGGTAAATGCGTGCCAGTGCTTAAAGCAGTGCTGAGCGAGTGGAGCCGTGCAGGCGCGCAAGCTAAGGTATTTGCTGTCATGAAGCAGTGCGGTTGGACTCCCGTTAGGGGCATTCCAATGTATGGGAGGGCGGCTGGGGCTATTCAAAGGAAGTCGGAGGCTCTATTTGCCCCATACTTCAAAAAACTTATGGGTAGGAAAATTAAGCGTTTAGAGCGAAAATACAAAGGTAAGGCTTTGGTTAAACGGTTAAAGCTTCTTCTGCAGGATGTAAAAACATATGCGGGAGGGGCGGAGTTTATGAAAGAATTTAAATGAGCTTCCCAATCACGTTCTCAAAATTCGAGGCTATTCCACTCTCAAGAGATCCCGCAAAGGTTCTTATTCGGTGGGATATTATGCCGACAAAGGCTGATTTAAGCGATTTTGAATTCTTTATCGACGCTAGGGAAAGTCCCGATCAGATCCCGCACTTTCAAAATGTCACTATTGATGGTGAGCTTTTTGATTCATATGCACCAACAACTAGTTCAATCAACCAACCGCCAATTACGAAAGCCATTTCTGCGCTAGATTTTTACGAGTACAACGATTACCTCCCCTACTTAAAAAACCTGTCGAAGCATATTTATTACAAGATTCGTTGCAGACGAATCTCAACGCAGGAAGAAATCTCTACACCACCTTTTTCGTGGTTTGGCGAACTCGATTTAATCGGATTGTACGTTGTTGAGGAGCACAACTTCCTTCTGGAAGACGCGATAGGAACTCCTTGCTTAGTTTACATCAGGCGACGTAGTGGGCTGCGCTGCTGCTGTTTCGATGAAGTACAGAAGAAACGACTCATTTCTAACTGCAAACGTTGTTACGGCACGAACTGGGTAGACGGCTTCTACAACCCGATCGATACTTACGTTGACTTCAATCCTTCCCAAGAAAATTCTATAATTCAAGAGTGGGGAGAAGTTCAGCCAAACGAGACAAACATCCTTCTTTCCAACTACCCACTTCTTTCTAGCGGAGACTTGGTGAGGGAGCTCCGAGAGAATAGGCTTTGGAGAGTGGTGTCCTCAAAACAGACTGAAAAGCGACGTACTCCTATGTTACAGTTTGCAAGAGTTACAGAAGTGAAGCCAGGCGATATCGAGCATAACTTACCTATTGATCAGAAATTCGTGCTCGATAAAATTAAACAGTTTGAGGACATGCGTCTTCTTAGGGAGTTTTAATATGTTTAAAATTGGATTTGAAAAGACAGCCGTCTCTGTGGGGTGGGCGATGAGAAAAATACAGGGCGGTCTAAGAACAAGAGCGGGATTGCCCAGAGACCCCTCTAAAGTCGATCGCTTCATCAACCGCAGTCGTAGCGCGATGTCACGTGAGCTAGGTGACTCTCCAAAAGAGATTAAAAAACTTATGACCTTGCCAGTCCGTCACTACAAGGACGAAAATGTACTGGAGCTTGTTAAGGAGCTCAGGGATACTCGCAACAATCCGTCTAAAGCGCTGAAGAAACTTCTGCAGTCGGAAGTTTTCTTGAACAAAGCTGGAGCGTGATATGTTTAAAGTTGGGTTTGAAAAAACAGCCCTAGACCCGAAGAAGTTAGAAACGCGCTTGCAAGAGATTCTTAAACATAAGCGCTTTGCAGGCAAGGCTGCGAAGACTCAGGCTCTTAATGCTGCTGACGAGTACAGAATCGCTAGATCTACAGGGCAGTCGGCACTTCCACATATTCACAGTCTTCAAAAGCAGTTCCCGAAACTAGCCGCGCTAAAACCGTTTACTATGAGTCGCGGTAGGATTACACCTACGCTTATCCCGGGTAATCCCGTGAAGGGATTGAAGGGTTTGACTGGAGCGCAGGCTGCGACACCGTTTAATAAGGCTGTAGGTAGGTTTGGACACAAACCTAGACAAGCACTTGTAGCTAAATCAAACGTAAGAGCTAATGATGGGACTTAGGATAGATTTTGAGCCCCTAAATAAACTTTTCGAGGACGGTCCCATCTCAGAAGACATGATGAAGCAGCATGTCGTAAGGAATCTCAAATCGACGGTTCTAGCGGGCACTCCTGACGCATTCCTAGAAGTAAGCTTGGAACCGGATAGTGGCGATGATATACTTATCCGGAAGATAGACCCAGAAAACGCTCTGGGCTACTCGGTCTACCAGGGCGAAGGCGACTACTTCAATCATATCTCAGCACAGCTTTATGAACCGAGCTTAGATGAAGTATTGGAGCAGTCAAATGAGTAGCCAGAAAAGTCTTTTAGATCCAAACAAAGTTTTTCCCGATATGTTGAGATTCATGGAGAATTCGATGCTCGAATTCCTCCAAGTCTTGTTTAACTCGTTTCAGCAAGGTTGTTTTCATTTTGAGTGGGACGAGCAAGCCACGGAACTTTTTATAGAGGGACAAAACACTGATAATCTAAGGACAGTGGATACAGGACGACCAAAAATTGTTGTCGCGCGTGGTCCGGTTGGTTGGGCAAATGCATCAATCGGTAAATTTGTCGGTTCTTCCAACCTGAGTAATTTGAATAGGCAGTACGCGGATATAAATCGTGGCACTGTATCTATCAACTGCTTTTCACGCGAAGACATGGAAGCCGATCGCATTGCTGAAATTTGCTACAAAGCGATCACAATGTTTCGTCCAGTTCTTCAAAAAGCTGGTTTCCTGTCTATCAATAGCGTTCAGATTGGACAGCGTGGTCTAATTGTAAAAGACGCGAGACCTGAGTGGACAGTAGTACCGGTTTTAGTGAAGATGGATATTACTAGTAATTGGAGCGTAGTACAGACTGATTCAGTTAAGTTGCGGGATATTTTCAAACAATTTATAATGAGAACACCAAGTTAAGCAGCCGTATATCGGAGGAAAGTTAAATGGCATATTTAGAACCAGGTGTAGTTGTTACACAGCAATTTGTCGGAGCGTTGCCTGCGCTTGCCACTTTTGCTTTACCTAACGTAACAGTCGGTCCAGTCTTCCAAGTTGTAGATAAAGCAGACTCTGGTAATTACGCTGGCGTGTTGGTGGCGGCAAGTTATGGCGATCAGATGGCTGGCACATATGTCGATACACGCACGGATGTGTCAGATTCGCTAACGGCATTCCCTGTTAGAATTTTCTTGGACAACGCTATCGCAGATTTCTTGGATGCGACAACTGGTGTAGTCCTCGTCTCTAATCTTAACGTATTCACTGATGCCACCGTCGATATTTTTGAAGACGTGGTCGCGGGGGATCAAATCGTAGTTAATAGTGGCGCGCTAACCGGAACTTATACGGTTAGAAGCAAGATTAACAACAACACCCTACGCATTAACGAAACATTTGCTGCAGCCGACACAGCGATCGATTATTCCATCGTTCGAAATGTTGGCGAAGTTGAAATTTCTACCGATGAAGTTGGTGTGGTAGTTAGCTCCACAAGCGTAACTCTTCCTGCTGGACTCGAAGCTCCGGTTGGAACTCTCGGTGATTTTCCGATCGTGAGCGCAGATATCCTTCTTTCTTATCGTGCCCTACGTATCGACAAATCCGCTAACGTTTGGGAATACGGTAGTACTTCAGAACTTCAGGCGGACTTCGGACTCGACCAGATTCGTCCTGAAAATCCAGCGGTGTTCGGCGCATACCTCGCACTAAACAACGCGGTGACTAAGACTAATATCTTAGGGCTTGGGCAAGCATTCTTGACGGACGAACTTCTTGCTTATAGCAACGCTTTTGAAATTCTAGCGCTAATCGATATGTATGCTATCAGCGTAATGACTCAGAACACGGCAGTTCACACTGCTCTTAAGAGTCACGCCGAAGGCATGTCTGTTCCAACTAAAAAGCTGGAACGTGTCGGTATCGTGAATAGAACGCTCGTAACGAAAATGACCGTAGTGGACACCAAAGCCGATGGTGTGGTGGCTGGTGCAGTTCTTACTTCCGCTACATCCGAGTTCATCACTGACGGCGTAGTGCCGGGTATGTTCATCGTCATTGGCGATAACCGCTACGAAATCTCTGCGGTTGATAGCCAGACTCAAGTTACGCTAGCAAGCAATCCTACTCCTGGAAGCGGCATCTCGTTCCTCGTAGAACGGGATCTTCAGAAGAGTGAGCAAGCCTCGGTAATGGCGGCGTATGCTCGCAGCCTTGGTAGCCGGCGCATGGTCCTTACGTATCCGGACGTCATCAAAGTTCCGGTTGGAAACGAGATTAAGCAGCTTCCGGGCTATTTCCTAAATTGCTCGATTGGTGCTTTGACCACTGGATTACCGACGCAGCAGGGTTTCACTAACCTCAGCGTTGCGGTTTACTCCGGTGTCGTTCACTCCACCAAATACTTTGATGGTGAGCAGCTGAATACGATCGCAGACGGTGGCGTGATGATTTTTGTACAAGACGTTCTTGATGAGACGGCTTTGTATATTAGGCATCAGTTGACCACAGACCGCTCGGCAATCAAGTTCCAAGAATACTCCGTTACTAAAAACGTAGACTTCATTGCCAAGTTCATCCGAGAAAATCAGACTCAGTTCATTGGTCAGTACAACATCGTTGATAGTACGCTTGACGACATCAAAACGTCTGCAACCGGCATTATCAAATACCTGACGGAAGCTACGAAGCTTCCTAAAATTGGTGGGGTTATTAAGAGTGGCTCTATCGATAAGGTTGAAGTCGACTCGGTTAACATCGATCGAGTTAATGAGGTGCTGAGCTTGGATATTCCGATCCCACTGAACGGAATCGACGTAACGTTAGTGGTGTAATCTTAAGCTATAGGAGGATCGCTAATGGCGACGACAGATTTTTCAAACTGGGATTTTAGTAATTACCACGTTCAGCAGGAATTGCAGGGCGGTCAGTTCGTGTCAGCCGAAACAAGCTTGATCGCGGCTGGTCCTCCGGAGATTGGCGGCACTGGACCTTACTCAAATCAGCCAGCTTCAAGTGTAAGTACGGTTTATCCGATCGGACTTATCGAGAACGCTGGATTAAGCCAGTCTAAGCAGATCCAGAAGATTTTTGAAGTAGGTTCTTCCCGCTCTTACTTCATTCCTGGTCGCGTGATTGGTTCAGTGAACCTCGGGCGTATTTTTTACTACGGTCCGAGCCTACTTCGCGTAATGTATTCGCACTATCAGAGTGATACTGGTGCCGTGAAGATTGGCACGAAAGATTCTGGAACGATGCTTACGCTTCCAGACGGCAGCTCTGCTCCAGATCCTTTGGCGCGACTTCTTAATAAAGGCGGACCATTCCATCAGGTTAAGGTCAGCCCTGGTGAAGATTACTTCTACATCAACCTGGCTTCGGATTTATTTAATCAACCGACAGGTCTTGCGTTCTACTTCAAAGACGCGAACTTCAACTCGGTTGGTGCGTTCTATCTTGAGCAGGTTTACGTGCAAGGTCATCAGTTCTCTGTGTCTTCAGGATCAGTTTTGATCATGGAAGGCGCGGCAGCCCAGTACGATCGTATCGTACCAATTAAACTACTCAACTCTTGAGAATGAGAGATTTACACTATGTTTACCTCAGGCTTCAGCAAAACAGCTGGCGATGATAAAAAAGAAAAGCGTATCGCTGGAGCCATGCATTCAGTGAATCCTTTGGCGGGTGCTACATACTCGGCTATGCAGCACCCCAAAAAGTCAGTAATGCCCTTTTTAGTGAGCGGCGCTGGCGGGCTTTTAGGACTTGCTGCGGGAAAACACACCGGAAGAATTCTTTCCAACATCGCGCACATCGAATCCCCTGCTAAAAGAGCTATTATAAAAGGTATGCTCGGTGCATTGGGTGCGTACTACGCGGGCGCTAAAGGACACGAGCTTTCCTCTAAGTAGATACGTTTCCGAGTTGTCTTCTAGAGCTCTCTCGTATGAAGCGTTCCTTACTTAGTAGTTTGTCTTTTCTTGCGGTGTCTAGAACGCAAGTTCCTTGAGGCAAGAAGAGCATTGGAAACGGCTGTGCTATTTCGGAGCAGGAGTTGGAGTAGTCGTACAGCCAAATTTTTTGTTGGATGTATAGGGGTAGGCTTCCGAGCTCGTCTCCGTGTGAATCAGAGAGTACACAACTGTGGAACACTAGATCTGAGGGCGCTCCATATCTGTGAAGGAAATCTTCGTTGGGTAGCATCTTACCTGAAATGAATATTTTGCTAGATTCGAGCAGAAGCGCGTGACCGTCTTTACCGTGATAATTATCGATAAACTTTATTTCCTCTGAGTGGTGTTCCTCAGTAATGACGACTCTGTGGCAAGACTTAGCGTCAAAGCAATGATCTAGATCTAGATCTAAAAAATCAGAGGAGTATTTGCGCACGTTCTCAAGCACACTCTCAGGAGCGACTAAGAACTTTTTGGTACCGGATCTTTTAGAGAAGTCTGCCACTTCTGGAAGCCCACCTATTTGTTCTAAGTCTGAGTTTAGTAGGAGAATCATATCGATATCGGCTAAACTCATGTTGATGGACTCGAGTTTGGCAGGAATATTAAATCCGCACCCGATAAGTTGCGCACCAAGATCTTCTTGAATGAGAAAACTACTTGTCACCAGCGGATGTCTGCAGAAGGGCTGACCTGTACCTAGCGCGCGTAGTTTCATGTGTTACCTCACGAGCAATTGGGAATCCTACCTGCTGGAGTAGGATTGCACCGTCGAGTTCCGAAGAGTCGATTCAGTTTTTGTTTTAAAGCTGCCCAAAGTTTCAACATGCTAAAATCACTTTCTCCACTTCCTGCATGATTTTTGGAATAGCTTCTCGCTCTAGTTTTTTAATGTCCAGATTCCAAGTCTTAGCTCCCTCCAAAATTACGGCTGAAATGACTTTTACTTTCCAGTCTGGACGAGGGAGAAATAAGTTCACGGTACTTGAATATGGAACGTGCTCGTTTAGAGTCTTGGCAAGTACGTATACAGCCTGCTTCACAGAATCCTCAGAGCGAAGATTACGCGCGGGGTGTATGGGAGTTATGTGGACAGCGTAGTTGTTTTGGTAGGTACCGTACTCAATCTGTACAAGCTTGCTTGAGGAGGTTTTCATTTCTCCATCTATGGCTGCGGTCTTCTCTGAAAGATCCAGATTAGATTCTTTCACCACACCCGTATCTTGCAAAGTGCTAAAAAAAGTCTCTGCGTGTTCTTGCCACGACAGACCCGGAGATTTAGCTGCCGGGTCTGCCTCAAAAAAGAATTTTGGTTTACTGTTTGCCATAGTTATTAAGAGTTGCTACTGACTCAAGCCAGTCGATGCGTTCTGTCCCCTCAATCTGCCAACGACCTTTAATTTTAGCACAGCCTAAGGATGACTGACTAAGCTGCTTGAGCTGCTTTAGTTTAATATTACCATTATGAAATAGGTTGAGCGGGACAGCCACTGCGATGTCAGGTAGCCCCACTAATACCAAGCCAATATTACCTGTGAAGTTAATTTCTGATAAGTGTTTGTATTGTAGCTCTGAAAGGGGATGCTTTAAAACTAGAGAGTCGTCTCTAGCCGGCGCTGTTTTAATAAATTTAGCTTCGATAGCGTAATAATAACCTCGAAATGAAATGTTAAAGTCCGCAACCCCCGCGCGGAACATGTCATTGCTAGTCCATATCTTTATGTTCTCGCCGTAAAACCTTTTTAAGTCTCGTCGGAACTCGCTTTTAAATGATGACTCATCATTTGCCACGCTGAATCTCCCTAGTAGTCTTTTTCTATGTGAAACATACGAACTTTCGTGTGCTCCACACCATTAACCTCATCTACGCGTAAATAACCGTTGATTGTGACTCTGTCGCCCTGTTTGATACCAGTTAATACTTTGTCGACGTTCTTGCCTAAGACTTCTATTGTTAGGTAATTGTCGTGCTGCGCGGGCTTACCATCAAAAAGTCTGTATCGTTCGATATTAAGAAGGTTGAAGAGACAGATTCGGCTGTTATTTCGTGTAGTAATCACAGACGGTGCGGTGTCCACAATACCGCTTATTATGATTACGTTGATGTCTCTAATCATGATGAATCTCCCAGAGAGGTTTAGTGCCTCTCTGGGAGATAGCATATCGGTTTACTACGCTACCGGTCAACGCTGAATATGCGGTAACATTGCGGTGCGGTTCCTCGTTAGTTCTCGAATAAACATACCCTTACCCATGTGATGGGGGCAGCTAGTATTTGGGCAACCAGCTCTACCACAGCCCGTATTGTCTGGTTTCTTGTAAATTTTAACATACAAGCACCTTTGACACATGAACGCCTTAATCGGTGGATATGTCCTGTGATAAGGCTCGCACTCTGGGCGCGAGTGGTTATAGTACCGCTCAAAGTCGCTTCCTATTTCGATTTCGAGTGGCTCCCCGCAAGAACAGATTGGGTTCATTATTGCGTTTGTGTTTACATATTTTGTACAGTGCAATTGCTGTCCACAACAGCAGCAAGTGCCCGGGAGTTCATTTTCAGATACATTTAAATGCGCGTGAGTATATACATCCCAACCATATACTACAGCCTCACCTCCACTTCCTTCTCGTATCTTAAGTTTATTTTCGGTCTCATCCCATCGCAAGACTGCCCAATAAATGGGATGCGAGTCGACTAGGAACCTTACCGAATACGGACTGCGCAGCCACATTAAGGACGCGATTGTAGCTACAAGCCATAGTCCGCGGCTTTGCTGAAGAACTAGATCCACGTCGGTGGGGTTATAAATTCCTTTCTGCTCGAGCGTATAGGTTATGTCATCGGAGTGGTTAGATATCCACTCGTCCACGTTATACTGTAGCCAAAATTGGCTGCCCCATAGAATTTCTGATAGCTTCTCTAGGATGTCCATCTTAGTCGCAGGCACATTCTTTTGTTTGTGCATGACCATTTTTCCTTCTAGGATTGCTTTAGTTCCTGGAAGAGCTAAAAACTTGGTCGCCGCATCGAACAAAGGAAAGTTATAGCCACGCTGAACTTCAAAAGTTTCGATTTTATCTGGTGCCAGTACTGATCCAGTTTCTTCTCTGCGATAAGTTTTATGAAGTGGTCCGTTAGTCACAGTAACCAGAGAGTCTACTAAGAGGTAGTAAGGCTCTGTGTAATCTAGGTAGGACATAAGCACGCCAATCACGTCGTTGACAGCTACATACTTGGTGGGTCCAACTCCAAACATTCGACAAAGGTCTTCTGTAAATAGAATGAGACCTGTTGGTATGGAAGCCCCTTCAAGAGGACCGCTTCCACCTTCAAGAATGTTTTCCATGAAGGGTGTAGTATCTGGCTTGAACCTAAGCTCTGGGCGTTCAATAAGACTATCATCTACTTTCCAAAGAGTTTGAGCTTTGACACGATTTCTCTCATATTCACTATAGCTGCTGAATTCTCTTCCTTGCATAAGATCGCCTTTCGTATTGGTAGTGATAATTTTCTTCAGAGATCTTATACCTGCACGATCAAGTATTTGACTTTGTTAGGAATCGAGAGAGGTGGTAGAATTAGGATTATGATTAATCCAAAAGGTTTCGTGAAAGGTCTTGTCAGTAAGATGCCTGTAGCTACCAATGCGCTTAAGACAGTTGCGCAAGCCGAAGCAAAGCCTTTGGCTCAAGCCATTAAGGAAAAGTCGATCCAATCATTCCCACCAAGACAAGGTGGAGCGTCGTCTGCGGGTAAGTGGCAGATGGATCTGTTTAAAGAGTCGAGAAAGTAAATTATTTCGTTTGTGTCAGTTTGAAGTCTAAGACTTCAATGTCAGGCAATCCTAGCGTGTCGAGTGCTGACTTGTAACGAATGACGAAGTTGTACTTCTTGGGCTGAAAGAATTTATCAGTTTTAGTGGCAGTTCTGCCGACAACTACGCTGCCGCTTGCGTTGGCTTCCCAGCTAGCGCGACCTCTCTTATCTGAGGACGGAACAGCGATGTGCTGGCATGCTGATGATTTGATGGTATCTCGTAGTGCCCAATAAATAGTATCGTTGTCGTTCATTCCCTTGACGCCATACTCTACTGCATATGGAAGGGCTTCACTCGGGGTGTATGGTATCGGATTACCGCGGACGGTGGATTTAATCAGCATTTTTTGTAATCTCCTTAAGAGTCTTTACGAACTTCTCTGTCTTTTCTTTTTCTTTGCGCTCGACTTCACGACCGTACTCTTTTGTGTAGACGGATTTGTTGATGTCACTACCGGCTTCTTTCGCTGCTTTGCTACCTTTGTTTCCGAGATTGTGCTCGTAGGCTTCGCGCGTCGCTGAGCGGTAGACTTTTTTGCCCTTTCCGAGGTCCATTTGGTAGGCAACGCGTCCGTTCTGATCAAACTGGATTCTAAACATCGCAGGCTTGCCCACACGATATTCAGCGACACCAGATTCACAGTGCTCACAAGGTACCGCAGTGGGTTTCTCAGAGTACTTAAAAGTTTTATCAGTAAACCGATCACAACTCTCGCAGTAGTATTCATAGAGCGGCATTTAAGCATGTGTCTCCTGAGAAAATAGTAGCTTGCGGTATGTAAAAAGAAAAGAAAAAGAAAAAGGGGAAGCACCCGTTAGAGCGCCTCCCCTTCTAAGCTCTACCTAGTACTACGGTAGGAAATTTACTTAGCTTTCTTGGCTGTCGATTTCTTACCGACAGTGCCTTTTGCTTTCTTTGTCGTCTTCTTAGCAACTGTTTTCTTAGCAGGCATGTAGAGTCTCCTTTACTAGATTTTTTTCCCACCAAATCTGGTGGTTCGCTCCGTGACTACGAGTTCTCGTAGGTCTTCTATTAGAGCTTCTTTGTTTGTTTTCCACAGAGCTTTTAGCTTGGAACTATTCCACTCTTTGAAAGCATCTGGGGTCAATTCATGATTTTCTAACACGCCGGCTAAATTTTCAAAAGCACATTCTCCAGCTTCGTGTAGCTCTTGAATTTTTCTGTCAGTCGCATACCAGTCAACCTTCTCCTCACTCACAGAAAATCCGTACCACATACCATCGATAGCGACACCATTCTCAGGGCAGTTGTTTTCAATTGATGTGCGGAGGACTTTATTCAACTGATCGTAAAGAACGCCGATAGTACGAAGTTCCTTAGCGATGCGTTGCCTGTCTGACTGTGTTTGAGCGTTGAGATTAATATCCCCTCTAGCGAACTGTTCGCGTAAGCGGACATTCACTGGGCAGAGCTGGACCATGTGACAGTAGTCGCAATGTGATCCGGGTACTGCTGGATAATCCGTGAAGGACTCTACAGCCCTTACACGCATACGTATTTCCTGCTCCACTTCCTGCAAATCTTCATAAGACCAGTAAACAGGTGATTTGTAGAAGTTGAGCTCTGGGTGTGCGTAGTGAATCACTGTCCTGACGTGGTAGCCTGGGTACAAAAGCGAAGCTATCCAGGCATACGCGCCAAGTTGGAAATCATGATCGCTATTATGTGATGCCGATGGAGTACTCTTATGATCGAGCACTGTGACGATCTTTGTGGCATCGTCTACGGTGATTTGATCAAGCTTTGCTCCAAAGAACGCATCTGGGTTTAGCTGATGCCTAGTACCTGGGACCGTATACGGCATTCGCATATACTGGAAATTCGGTACCGCGTCCCCGTCGAATGACTCCTCCTCAAACAAGGCTACAGCTATCTCCTGTTCGCAAATGGTGTTTGGAGTAATATACGGGCTTGGGTTACCAGCATACTTGGTAGCGGCGCCTTTTATTAGGTTAAGCTGTGAGTAGGCAGCGGGATACTTACCCAAAGCCTGTTCGATCCAAGAATTGAGCTCCAGTGGAGTTATCTTTCTATTTTGTACGTGAGCTTCTGTGATTTTCTGTAGGGTTTCGTGAATTACAGATCCTCGTGCGGCTGCAGAAGAATCATCATAGGCTACGTCTTTCAGAACATACTTAGAGTAAAACCTAGAGGGACACGAAGCAACGAGAAGCCTCGATGCGCTATAAGGACCATATTTTAATTTAATGTGACGATAGTTAGAGGGTACTACTTCTAATAATGGCATAAACATATCTCCGATCGTAAGTGAATTAAGCCTTCGTAACACTTATATCGGAAAGACAGTGATTTTAGTTAGTAGTCCATATCTGACAGATTGTCTAAATCAAGCTGAGATGCATCGAAATCATCATCCTCATCGTCTTCATCGTCGTAGAGTTCCGTGCCGGCGAAAAGGTCTTCGACACCCTCGTCTGACTGGTTGATGATACTTTCTGCGATCGCTTCCGGACTGCTGCCTGGATATCTCAAGCCCATTTTATAGTTCCCCCATCAAAGAATTACACTCTTCGATGAAAGCATTAAGCATTTCTCGGCGACCGTCAACTCCTATCATCCCCAGTATGACTAGGTCTCCTTCTGTTAAGACATCAACTATCGCAGCATTGATGCTCATTCGAGCACGCGCATGCAGATCCGCAACAATCTTGTTTTTCATCTGCTCCAGTTGAGCAAGCGCATCTGGCGATAGGGGTTCCTGATTCTGATCCATCGTGAACATCCTTTAGTATTTTCGCATACTTATCGATTATAGGGAGTTCTTTTAAATCTAGAGAATTTAGAGCCGATACACCCGATATGGTGATGCCTTTGCCTACTTCTCCGTACGAAATGCCGAAGATGGCTCCGTAGTTGTACTTGAGGGACCAGACTAAGTAGTCGTCGTTAAATTTATCTACAATCTGCTGAAGGTCTTCTTGTGGGTTCATTTTAAACCTCTAATAAGTAAAAGAAAGCGAGGGGGGTGATAGCCCCTCGCTTTGAGGCGTTGATGCCTCAGTGACTAGAACACACCTTGATCCACTGAATCGGGACCGACAGGCTGTGATTCTGTTTTCTCGGCAACGACCGGAGCCGGTGGTTGCCGAGTCTGTGCCAGCTCTTTCTTTTTATCGCGAATCCTTCCTTTTAGATAGTCAGCGCATTCTTTGATGTCTGGCTTTGCCCGGATCATCTTAATGCGGTTGGCTTCAGTGTTCTCAATACCTAGAACAGAGGAGGCTTCCGCAAAGATAGGTGCCAGAATCTCTGAGTTTGCTTTTTCTTTTAGCAACGTATTCTCATCTGCAGCGAGGGCTGGTGTTGCATTTGGCGCCTCGATCTGAGGTGTCTCCATACCGGTTAGTGTAGGGGTATTGAAGAATACGAACTGTCTTGATCGCAGACTCATCAAAGCATCTAAATCCTCCTGACGAATTTTATCTTTATAAATAGACATGTACTCGTCAAAAGCGACTACAGTCATGTCAACCACATCAGTGTCGCGTTCGTTTTTCTTACCAGTTTTAGGGTCTTGAAATTTGATCTTGTCCTTCTTTTTGAAAATTTTGAAGATTTGCCCAGAAAGCTTACCTGCGTAGCGGAGCTGAGCTTTCTTGATAGCGCTATCAATGTTGAGTACCGCGGTAATAGAGGTGTTCTCCAATGTGAATAGGGACGCCATCGAGTAGTGCGGGATAATCATATCCAAGAACAAGTGCTCGCTGCACTTGCCGGCTTGATAATCAGGGCAACTACGATACATACATACGCGTTCTCTAGAGCGTGGAATCTCGATCACATCATGCTTACCATTAGCCTTGAACGAGGCAAACTGAGCGGGAGTTTGCTTGACGTACGGGACATCACCTGCTCCGAAGTAAGCTGCTTTATCAGTCATACCAGACGGGTCAGACTGACATACAAGCTCGGATTTGGTGTAGTAGCGGAGGTTATCAGAGGCAACCTTCATCCTATCGTCGTCATAAAACGTGAAATAAATCTCAGTCGGCTTTTCGCCGAGAACCGGGATTAGTTGTGGAGCATCGTGCAGTAAAAAGTGAGGGCTATTACGAGGGATGTCTCTGTCATCCTTGAAGCCAGCGCGAATCTTGCCGTCACGACGCAGTCTTGAATTGTCTGTTAATCCTCTGATCATATAATGAATCTCCTTTAAAATCTCATAACACATTAAAAACTGATTTTGCTTAGCAGTCTTAGAACTAAAAGACGAAAGAACCTCATCCCTTTTTCAGGGTAGCTGGGTAGACATAACAACGTCTCCCTCTATTCAGTATTCAATGGCTCCGCAAAAATCGCAAACTCTAGCCCCAACTTCAAAGTCTTGATTTGGAAACGCGTGGTAACCACTTTCACAACTACCCTCTGTTGTAGGCTCTACCTGAGCTAGTTTTTCTTGCATGAGCTCTGAATCTAGTTCTTCCAGATCAACCTCCTTTGTTGCCCTCCAGCTCGTCAATGCGTGCTTTCAAGGCATCCAGTTCACGGGACAAATCCGATGGAATACACGAGGCAGAACCAACCTTGATCATATTTGCGGCGTCTTCGTAGCGACGCATATACTCACCCTTCAGCTCTGTTAATAGGTCCTCATTAGCTATTCCTAGTTTTTCCATGCTTTGTCTCCTGTCAATATTGTAACACAATCAGTTTATTTTTTCTTGGCGGTCTTAGAAGTGGGGCTATCCTTTGGGGGAACAACCTCAACTACTGGAGCAGTTACTTTGCTGCTTTTAGCAGTCATTCGTTGCCAGTCATCAAACGACTGCTTGTCGACCTCAATCCAATTAGTAATCGCCACTCCAGTTACATCCTCTGCTTTGACGGAGGACTCTTTAACAGACTGGAGCAACTGAAGTGTACTTCTAGCTACGTTAAAAGGCTCCACCCACGATTGAACCGTGGTGCCCTTAGCTCCGCGACCTTGTTCAAAAATGTCGAAAACTATGTAGTAGTATCGTTGTTTTGGGGCTCTCATTCTGCCTCCAATACGTCTAACGAATCGCATACGAATAAGTGCTCAATAGCGGTCTTCACACAGTTGGTGCGGAATTCTCGCTTCGGCGCATGGGAACATCCCACCAAAGTCAGCCCTGCTACGACTACCAGTAAAATCGTTAGTCTTGTCATTGTATCTCCTTTAACTGAATAAACTGCTCTCACCGTCGGGGTCGTATTCGGTTACGCTTACCCTTGGTTGTTTTGGGTTAAACTTACTTTTTGCTGACCTCACTGCGCCATAGATCCCCACACTGCTCGATGATGCACTTTTGGGCTGTTCCTCAAATGACTCTAGAAATGCTTCTGCATTATCTCCAGCGTTTGGAACATCTATATCAAATGCGAACTCTGATTGGGGCTCTGGTTTAGTTTGTGGAAGTGCAGCTTGTGGTTTAGTTGCTGCCTCATACTGTTCCTGCAATGACTTGTTCTCCTCTGCGTCGTCATCGTCGGACAGAGAATGGATCGATTCATCAACAGGTTCGGGTTCGACAAGAGCTTGCTTTTTCTCTGAGTAGGCGTCGATAGGCTTATTATCGAGCTGCGCAAGGGTTTCAAGTATCTTTTTAGAGAGTACGGCGTCGACTTGCGACGTGATCATACCCGCAGCCATGATAGAGAGTTCGCTCTCCAAATCGTCAGACGACGCTCCTGATAATACCGCATATGCGCGTAGTTTTTTGAGCGCGTCGTCACCTAGTTCGATACTTAGCGTTAGATTTGCCATTTTGGGTCTCCTTAGTAATACAAGTGTGTAGCAAAAAGATTAATCCTATCATCGTCAGTAGTTCGATAGTGACCGCTGCAATAGCAGTCAAAATTCGACCTAACACCCTCTCACCAGAAATTTCTTGGAGTCAAACTTCTTCATTTGCATGACTAAGGTTGTTCTGTTTACCCCCAGAAAATTTGCAGCCTCCGTTCGGCTTCCGTTAAATTTCTTTAGAGCTTCTTCTATGCAATAGAAACGAAGTTCATCTAACATTTTAGGAAGGTTTTTATTGGTGGATAAGAAAAACATCTGTTTAAAGCTAGTTTGCATTAGTAGTGTCTTTTCCCTGGACGTGCGTCCAGCATATGAACCCAGAAAGATAGCGCTAGAAATCCAAACAGTATACTGAGACTGCCGCCGCCCACCATGAATACGGCGATAGTGAGAAGCCTTTCTATAGAGGTCGTTGGGTTAATGATGCCCCACAAAAACCACATAAACGCCTCAGGTAGAAGACCAAATGCTAGGGATACTAAAGTTAGAACTGAGATGTAGATAGTATTCATAGAACCCTCAAAATATATGCCCGCCAGTGTGGGGTTTGAACCCACGTTCCCGGTAAAAAGTATTAACCCATGACGTTAATAGTTTTTCTTACTACCGGGTCCTGAGCCACTAGATGAACTGACGGGACTTCGGAACTGGATTAGCAGTTCCTTAACTTTTAGAAACAAGTCGTTCCAAGTTAGCTGTCAACCTTTCCATAGCTGCGCATTCACGCTCCATTAATTTTTTTACGGAGTCGTTATGAGCAATAGAATCCGCGCGCTGCGCTTCCTGATGCTTCCTTTGATCGATCGCGATGGTATCAAGTCTATCAGCCATGATCTTAAGGCGGGCATCAAAGTAAGCGTGCATAAGAGGTGTAACCACTTTGACGATAAGTTTTTCTAACCAGCTAGTCATTAAATTGTCCTTTCATTTTTCGCTACAGCAACCATTATCGGAAGGATTTTTCTCTCCCCCCTCTGTATTCCAAGGATTGGGGTCGAATCTCCGTTTAGCAGTGGCAGATGCATCTGTCTTCATGGATTCTACTACAGCTAATTCCACAACATGCTTTGCGTAAGCGAGCCCTGTTAAAAAGCCCCTATCCTTATCACTAATGTCTCCACCTTTAGCGCGTTTTACAGAGGCTTCTACAAATAATTCGTAGTCTCGCTCAAGTATAGATAGTAGTTGAAGACTTTGCACTTACTTGCTCCTCTTTTTCGGACCTACTACGTCCCTACCATATAGGTATGAAAGTAAAGATACTACTCCGAAAGTAAACATAGCTACTACAATAAGCACATCAACAAAGTGCACTGTGCGCTTAGATCTTCCTAAGTCATGCAGTAAAATGTGAACTCCCATAGCTCCGCATAATATCCACAAAACCGCTAAAAACCCCGAAACTGCTAAAAATCCCCACACGTTTTTATCCTCCTCACAACTCGTCTAAACTAAAAGCTAATCTAGTAAGTCTTGCCTGAGCTTGATTACAATAGCTTTAGCTGTAGGCTGCTTTGATAGTTTATTTAAATTATATTGCCAAAATCCGTCCATGGTATTGCCCTTCTGTATGCAGCGACTTTTCCAATCGAAATACATTTGAATGGCGGCATCTACCGGCATGGTGTCGAAACCCTGTTCATCCCAATATTCAGGATGATGCGGGTTAGAGTGGATGTGGTGCTGGATAGCTTCCGAATTAAGGTGCTTCTGATAAGCCTCGTCTGCTCCAGTCTCAGACTTGCGAAGTGAGTCTCTCGATCCGACGAAAGCTAGATACTCTTTATCAGTAAGTTTAGAGCGATCGTGAGTTAAAGCATTACGAAACACGGCGCTGAAGTAGTCAAAGATTAATCTCTGAAATGTAGCTACGTGATCGTACTGGTCTAAATTAAATTCTACTATTTTCTGTGTTTCCATTTTAGCTGCCTTTTTTTGAATTTGAAAAGATCTCGTGGTTTTATATCGAATCTTGAGCTTAGCTTTCGTTCCTCAGCGACACGCATGATGTCTTCAAGAATAAAAAACCCTACGATTACTCCAAGAGCAATTGGTATTGCAATTATAGTGTAAAGAAGAATCATCGTTTACCTCTTTCCTAATAATACGTCAACGTTTTGACAACGCAAGCTAAACTTTATCCTCCCAGCGGGTTTTAAAAATTAAGCCGCGCTAGGAGGATCTGTATCTACTGTGTTCAGGTAGTTTAGAAGCTTCTCGTAAGCCTCGTACTCCGTGTCTCCCACTAGAGTACTAAGAGGCGCACCGAAGCTAAGATACTTGCAAATAAATTTGCCGCGAGTCGTTTGTTCTACACCGACATCACGCTGTAGTTTCTTGTCCACCTGTTCCTTCAACTGTTGGAGCGCTGTCTTCTTGTTCGGTAGTTCGATCACATTCGTCATTTGTATCCTTCCTTAGAGTCTGTGAGTGTTGTACTAAAATCTCCTTAAGCTTGAAGATTTCTGATGCAGACTGAAAATGCTCGCTTAAGATAGTCGCAGCTAAACTACGTCCATCTACCAATATGTTCGAGCTTCCACCCTCAATGCAAATAGCAGTCAAGTCGTGAAAGAATAGATAATCTTTATCATCTTCCTCATCGTGCCAAACCCAGATCACCCTTTTACCAAGCAAACCCTTCAGCGTTTTCATTTGTCTTCTGAGCCTCCTCTACCTTCTTTACAATG